GAAGCCTCATGGTAAGCGCTGGTCAGCACGTCGATGTGCCGCTCCGCGTCGCGCTTGGATTCCTCTACTCGTTCGCTGGTCGTCTTGTACGCCATGATTCCTCCTTTCTCTGAGCCCCGCCCCCGGGCTACTTGAGGCCGAGAGCCTGCGCGATCACCTCGCGCGCCTTGATGTTGAACAACTGGTCCACCTGCTCCTTGAGCAGCGCCCGGGCCTTGACGAGCGTGGACGTCAGGTCCTTGTCGATGGCGACCTCGACGTGCTTCCCGATGATGGTGTCGATCCGCGGCTTGGAGTTGCTGTAGTTGTCGGGCTTCGATTGCAGATACCCCAGCACCATGTCCTGGATGGTATGGTGCTTCTTCAACTTCCCCCACGAGTCCGTCTCGTCCCATCCTTCCGCACAGATCCGCGCCACCTCTTGCTCGATGATGGCGTGGGTGGACTCCGTGATCATCGACGTAACGTGGGCTTGAATGGCGGCGTTCATCTCGCGGCGGACTGTCTCGCGGATGGTACTTTCACCGATCTCGTTCGCCACCGAGCCCTTGATCACCGCCTCGATGTCCTCGGCCGTCAGCCCCACGATCGAGACGGTTCGGCTGCGGCTCGCGTTGCGCTCCAGTTCGCTGTCATCGGTCATGGTCGGTTCGTCGTCTTCGTTGTCGTACATGGTATCTCCTATCGTGTCTGCTGAGTGCCGCCCCCGGGAGTTTCACGCGCGATAGTCGCGGACCCATACGAGCCCGCAGATGTAGCAGCAGCACAGTTGGATCCCAGGGGACTTGCAGACGTGCGACCCGAACGGGGCGCCATAGATGCGAGTGGCCCCGTCGAGGTCGAATTTGGCGCAGTGGGTGTGCTCACACCTCGCCTGGCGCCACAGTCGGCGCAGATATCGCCACGCGCCGAGCCTGGGCTGGATGCGACCATAGAAACGCACGTTGTCGGCTGTGTTGCCCATGATGTTCCTTTCCTTTCGTGCCGCCCCCGGGAGTCGAACCCGGCCCGCGCGGGGTGAAGAGGCCGCGCGGTTCCGGTGGCGGGAAAAGTCAGCGCCCGGCCCGCTGGGAAGTGCCAGGCCGGGCGCTGGCGAGGGGTTAGGTGGTGGGGGTCGCGGCCTCGTCGGCTTGCCGCTGAAGGTCGCGCTTGTGGGAAACGAGTTCGTCGCGGGCCGCGACGATTGCTGCGAGACGGTCCTCACCGACCACCGAGATCGCCTCCTCCAGAAGAGACTGGTAGAACCCAGACAGCCACGGATAGTCCTCGCGGCCGCCGAGCAGTCTCCGCTCCAGGGAAATCGTGGACCCTCGCCGCCGCGCGTCGAGGTACTCGTACAGCGTGGAGTATTCGACCACCAGCGCCATCACCCCTCCTCCCCGGGCTGGCGGCTTGCCGTCGGCGTCGAGTCCAGCTCGGCGTCGAGGACCTCTCCGTCGTCGGTCACGTCCTCGGGCGCGATGCCCGCCCCGAGCAGGGCGTGCGCCGTCTCCTCGGGCAGCTCACGGATTACGCTGGTGCCGCGCTCCGTGGCGACCTCGATCGCTTCCGCGCGCGCCATCTCGGCCGAGCGGGGGGCCCATTTGAACACGGCGCGGATGGCGCTCTTGAGGGCCATGGCGACGTAGTCGGTGGACCATGGGCCGCCGGCCGCACCGCGCCGTCGGCGGGCCTCGATCTCGTCGCGAGAGAGGACCGTGAACAGCGGGTCCGCGTCCTTGTCCTTGAGGCGGACGATGGCGTAGACGTGGGTGAGCTTCTTCGGATCCTCGCGACCGGCGCGCCCGCTGGGGACGTGGCGCAGCTTCGGGGCGAGTCCCTGCTCGTACTCGAAGACGTCGCCCTCGAAGACCGCGAATGCCTGGACGCTGGCGACGAGGCCGGAGCGGCGCACGAGGTCGAGCATCCCCTGGTAGCCGATCACGACGGTGCACTCGCGCTTCCGCGGGATGAGGTACGCTTGGCCGAGCGGGGTGTTCGGCTCGAGGCCAAGCGCCGCGCACGCCATCACGCAGCCCGCGAACGAGGCGGGCGAGCACTCCGCCAGCCCCGGCGTGGTCCGCAGCGCCGTCAGCGCGATCCGCGCGAGCCGGTCGCCGGTGAGGTGCTTCGGAACCGCCCGCTCGATCTCTCCGCGCATCGATTGCAGGAGGCCAGCGAGTCCGCTCGACTGCTCGCTCTTGGCCACTGCGCCACCGTTGGCCGGCGTCCGCGTGATCTGCCCGTTCTTCTCCGTCTGCATTGCCATCACTTCTCTCCCTTCGGTTCCTTGATCTTGAAGCTCACGACCGTCGCCGGCTTCACCTCGTAGCCCTTGCGCTCGGTGGTCTTCCACTCGAACGACCAGCCGTCGTAGGTGCGGCCCGCCTTCGCCTTGCCGAGCAGTTGGGCGATTCGGTTCGCCGCCGCCTCGGTCCGTTGCTTGGCTGCCTTGGCCGCGGCGTCCGCCTTGGCTTGCGCCTCCTTCGCGTCGAGCCACTCTTCCACCAACGGGTCGGCGTCGATCCGGGACACCTCCACCGCGTCGGCGGAGTGATCGCCGCGCGCCAGCAGCTCGCGGTCCCGCGGGTGCCCGTCGCTCGGCGGCTCGTCGTGCTCTTGGATGCGGCGCCACATCTCGGCGCCAGCCACCACGATCCGGCGGATCGTCTCCTCGTCGCGCGGGATCCACTCCCACACGAGCCGCTGGCCATGCAGGAGAGCCCCGAATAGGCACCGGCTCGCGCCCGTTACGAGCATCTGGTGTTGGCACTGGAGGCGGTACTTCTCGGGTATGCCGCTCTCCCACTCCTCGGGGTCGTAGCCCCAGGCGAGATTCTTCACCTCGCAGGGCTCGCCATCGGTGGTGACCTCGTCGGGCGTGGCCGTGGCCCACGGGTGCGCGGTCGAGCGGAGCATCCAGCCGGAGCGCTCTGCGTCGAAGGTCACACCAGCGCGGCGCCCGAGCTCGGCGCGGATGGCGGGCTCGAGCAAGAGCCCCCATTGCATCCACTCTTCGTCGTCGCGGTGCGGCGGCGGGTCCACCTTCCCGCGGTAGACGGTGAGGGGGCTCTCCCATGATGAGGCGCCGAGGACGCCGGCGATCTCGCTCGCCCCGATGCCGGTGGCCCGGTAGGAGAGCCACGTCTCGCGGTCGTGGCTGTCGCAGACGGCGACGAAAGGGGCCGTCACAGCTCCACCTCATACCCGCCATCGGCTAGCGCCCGTGCATGATCGGTGCCGCCCTGGTAGCTGCCCGGGAGTTCGACCCAGTCCGTGACGGATCCGTCAGCGTCGCATCGGAACAGGTAGCATTCGCGCAAGACTCCGGGCCAATGCGCTGAGCTGGCAACGATGTGCGATCCATCCTCGAGACGGTAGACCCGCCGCGTCACGGTGTGGCAGGGGGAACTCCCGGGGACAGTCTCCTCGCGTAGGAATGTGGCTTTCACTCCGCCGCCCCCCTCGCGTCGCGCTCCGAGTCGGTGGCCGCGCGCTCGGTGCTGCTGGCGGACTCGAGGGCGAGGCGCTCCGCGAAGTCCGACTCCCGGCACCGACACGACGCGGCAACGGAATCGATCGCCAGGTCGAGTGCACGCTCACCATCGACCCCGGACCCGATCCCGGTGGCGTAGTGGGTGCCATCCCAGTCGAACAGGAGGAACTCCACCCATCCGCTGCTGTAGGTGATCTGGGACCGCCGGTGCCCGAGTTGCCCGGCGGCTTCGGCCCACTTGTCGAGCCGGTCCAGAACTCCGGAGTGGAATAGGTCAACCATTCGATCCATCGTCGCTCTCCTCCTCCTTGTGCCCGATCGCCTTCATCCCCTGGAGCATGTGCAGCATCAGGGTCAGATACTCCCCGGCCTGCTTGTCCGTGCACTCGCCGGAGCCGTAGCCTCGGATCGCCTCGAACGTGTCGCATCCAGAGCAGGAGCCGTACCCCACGAACGTCGCCCAGTAGTTGCTCGGCTGGTACCCGCACGCGCCGACCGTGTAGAGGATCGTCCCCTGGTAGTCTCCGTGGTCGATCCGGGTGATGCGCTCCGGGTCGGGCTCGAGGCCGTAGTCCCCGCCACTGCCCTCGGAAACGGCCGCCATCAGGCGCCGGAACAGGTCGTCGTAGTCGGACGGTGGCTTCTCGAGCAGACCGGCTCGAAGTGAATCCCGGGCGGCGTCGAACCTCGAAACGAATCGCTTGATCATGTCCTCTCCTCTCACTCCTCAATCGCGTCCCCGGCCGCACCCGCGCATCCGTCGCGCGCGGTCGGGGGCAGTCCTGGGTCCCGCAGGGTGGGCGGGCACGGGTCGTAGGCGCACTCGCACCGGTGGCAGAGCGGCGACTGTCGCAGGTGAGGCGGGTCGGCCTGGCCCACGGTCGAGCATCCGATCCCATCGACCCTGGCGTCGAAATCCTGGACCGTGAACTGGTAGTGGATCGCATCGTTGTACAGGTTGCTGGTCAGCGCAACGCGGCGCCCGTGGTACCAGCCCTCGCGCGGCTCATTGATCCAGTCCTTGATCCTCTGCATGGCTACTCCTCTCCTGTTGCGATTGCAGCCCCGTCCACGGCGGAGCGTGATCCCGGCGCGGCCGGGGGCTACCTTTCTCGCGTCTCCTCCGTGACGTTCAGAGGCTCTCCGCGTGCTCCCGATGCGTGGGCTTCACGTATCAGGTCGAGCACGAATAGGCAGTCGTTCAGGTCCCGCCCGAAAGTGGCGTCCTCGGGCTCTCCGGCAGACACCGAGAATCTGAGCTTCCCGTCAATTTCGATGCGCACAGCACATGTCACGTCGTCGTCCGTGTCGTTCACAATCGTCTGCTTGATGTCCATTTGCTCTCCTCTCACTCCGAATCGGGGCACCCGGTCGCGCTCGCGCATCCGTCGCGCGCGGCCGGGGGCAGTCCTGGGTCCCGCAGGGTGGGCGGGCACGGGTCGTAGGCGCACTCGCACCGGTGGCAGAGCGGCGACTGTCGCAGGTGAGGCGGGTCGGCCTGGCCCACGGTCGCGCCGCACTCAGGGCACGGCCATGCGTGCCACCCGTCGTCGAACATCTCGGCCCGCGCCACCTCGAGGGCACGGTGCGAGCCGCGCACGATCGCGACGCACCTCAAGCAGATGTCCCCGCACCACCAGTAGTCGCCGACCAGCCAGCTCACCAGTCCCTCCCGTCGTCCTCGGCCGCGTCGCGCGCCTGCCACTCGCGGCGGCGCTCTGCCATCTCGGCCGCGTCCTCCTCCGGCTCCGGCGTGAACGGAGACGGCTCCCGCGCGTCGTCGTAGTCCGGCAGCTCGGACGCCACTGGGCACGAGCACTCGGGCAGGCCGCCGTCCAGGTAGCCGTGGCAGTAGGAGCAGCGCTCGCCAGGTAGCGGGCAGCAGCAGCCGGCGAGGGGCAGGCGCCTCTCGTGGCAGATGGGGCACTCGAGGCCGTTCACGGCTGCCTCCGGTGCTCCGCCGTAGCGAGTCGGGCCAGCAGCCGATTCTGCGCGTCACTGGCGGCGGCCCTGGCGGAGTCACTGGCGGCGGCCCAGGCGGCGGCCCAGGCGGCGTTACTGGCGGCGGCCCAGGCGGCGGCCCAGGCGGCGTTACTGGCGGCGTCCCTGGCGGCCCAGGCGGCGTCCCTGGCGGCGGCCAATTCCTCGTCCGTGGCGCGCCCGACCGCGTTTCGTCGCGCCACCTCGATCGCGGCCCACGATCGCGGGTCCGGCTCTCGTCCGGCGCTCCGTGCCGAGCGGAGCGCTCCCTCCGCCACGTCGCAGGCAAATCGGCGCAAGACCCGATCCGTCTGCCGCTCGGTCAGCGCCCAGGCCACGGTGCGACGGGTGCCGGCGATCTTGTCCGATCCGGTCACCACGTCGCCACCCACGCGGACGCGGCAGAGTCGGGTGTGCGGCGGCGCGTATCCGAGCGCATCGATCACACGGACGGAGGCGTGTAGCCCGTGCGCGCACAGGATGGGCTGCCCCTCGACGGTGAGCGTCTGGCCCACCCGGATGCGGCGCCCATCGTGCGCGCACCGCATGTCTGCCGGGGCGAAGTGCCACGCGAGGACGGCGCGGCTCACGACGCCCTCCGTGCCCGCGCCGCGACCTTGGCCATGTGGGTCCGGCACTCCGAGGCGCAGTCGCCGATCGCGCCCGCCAGCTCGCGAGCTCGGGTGGCGACCTCGCTCCCCGGAGCCGCCGCGATGATCGCCGCCGCGTCCCGGGCCGCCGTCGCCTCGATCTCCTCGCACGTCGAGCGGGCAGCCTCAGCGGCCAGGGGGCGGCGCGCGTGGCGGCACAAGTAGGCGCAGTCCTGGGCGGCTTCGAGGCGCCGCTCGAGCTGGTGGAGGTTGGTCACTCCGCGCCCCCGTTGCGGCAGAGCGCCAGGGCGGCGATGGTGCCCAGGACGATGGCGGTCAGGGCCAGGATAGTGGCGATGGTCATTCTGTCTCCCAGCGCCGGCAGGTGACCGGCGGCAAAGTCGAGAGTGCACCCCGGGTGACGGCTAGTCAAGCTCCCGTTGCCCGGTAGTGAAAGAACGGCGGGCCGGTTTGACGCCATGGCATTGACAGCCCGGCAAGGTCCGGAGCATGATGGCCGTCATGGGAGACACACGAGGCCGGCGCGAGTTCGCCGCCGCAATCGAGGGGCTGGGCACGACCGGGGCCGCCAAGGCTCTACAGGTGGCGCCGTCGATGGTCACGCGGCTCCGATCGGGAGAGAGGCTGCCGGGTCGGGCGCTGTCCGTCCGCATCGCGGCCGTCCTCGGCGTGCAGCCGGAGGCGTGGGACGACGTGGCGGGGCCGGATACGGGGGACGCGGCGTGACCGCCACCATCCACGTCCTCGAGGACCACCGCGCCCGCCTCATGGCCGAGGGGGAGGCGCTGCTACGGGCCGACGAGGAGGCCACGGGGGCGCAGCTGGTGGCGATATGGCGGGACAGGCTCAGCCGGCACGCCGACCCCACCGAGGCCGCGCTGCTGTGGCTCGCGGAGGCCGTGGACGAGGCGCTTGAGGCGGACAGCTACGAGGACCTGCGGGAGGCGCTGATGCAGGTCGCGAACGGGGCCCGGTCGGCGGCGATAGTGAGGGCGAGGAGGGTGCGTCGATGACCCGCGGCAAGGGCCGGATTGAGTCCGAGGTGATGGCCAGCAAGCGCGCCAAGTACCTCGCCGCCGGAACGTGCACCGAGTGCGGACAGCCACGGGCCGAGGGGGACACGCGGTTCTGTGCCCGCCACCGAGAGTACGCCCGCGAGCGCTCACGGAAGCGTCGCCGCGACGAGCACGGCTGCGGATCACGGCTCCCCCGTCGTCGGGCCATCACCACAGCCGACGTGGGCCAGCCCGTGCGCCCGCTGGTGGGCTGCCGGACCTGCTACGACCAGCCCTGGCGCCGGCCCAGGCACACCCCCTGTCCTGAGTGCTGGGGGACGTGGGCTCGCGAGCGGACCACGGACGCGGCCGAGCTCTGCTGCCGGCGGGAGAGCGTGGGGCCGTGGTGAGCGACGCCGAGTGGGTCCGCGTCACCGGCAAGCCCCAGCACTGGCACGTGGACTACCTGCGCCACGCGGTCGAGGTGGCGGCCAAGCGCCTGGCTGCGGAGACGGACCCTGACGAGAGGCTCCGCGCAGCACAGGGGCTCGAGCTGCTCAAGCGGCGGCTGGCGTCCACGGAGCGAGGGGAGATAGGAGCACCATGATCGTCCTCGCCATCGACCTGTCCCTCCGCAGCACCGGCGTCGTCGCCCTGCCCTCGGACTTCGCCGCCTCCCAGGACTGGAGCCTGGTGGAGCACAAGTGCATCACCACCGAGTGCCTGCCCCAGTCGTCATCTGTGGCCGCATCCGTGGGCCGGATGCTGGCCATCGCGGAGCAGCTGCTGTACCTGGCGAGTCGCTGTCACCCAACCGTGATGGCACTCGAGGAACAGGCATTCCGGCAGCATGGGGCACACGGTCGCGAGTTGGGGGAGTTGACCGGTGTGGTGAAGGCCATGCTCCTCACCGACCAGGCCACGCTGGGCCTCCCGCTCATCACCGTGACCGCGTCTACCGCACGAAAGACGCTGCTAGGCAAGTGCCCCAAGACCGGAGCCAAGGAGGCCGTGCACAAGGTGCTCACCGAGATGGGGGCACCGTGGGTGGACAGGGACCGGAGCGATGCGTTCTGCATTGCCAATCACGTACTGAGCCAGAATGGGTTTCCAGCGGTGATGGTGCGATGAGCGAACTCCACCTCACCGGCGACCCGTTCCTTGACGCCTACGACGGCCCGCGCCCGCTGCGGGGGAAGGTCAGGATGGCACTGCGTGGCGGGCGGTGTGTGATCTGTGGTGAGGGCATCGCACGGGGCGAGGACTACGTGTGGTCGGATGAGTACCGGCGCGGGGCTCACCTGTCGCGTGGGTGTGGGGCACCGGGAGGCAAACAGCATGGTTGACGTTCCTCCCCACGCCATCGAGTCCGAGCGGGTCATCGTCTCCGCGATGGTGCTGCTCGGCGAGTCGTGCACCCTCGCCCCTGACGCCTTCTACGACCGGGGCACCCGAGCGGCCTACGTGGCCACCAAGGCAATCCTGGGTCGTGGCCTGGTAGCAGACCTGCCCACGCTGGCCCAGGAGCTCGAGGCCACCCATCGGCTAGCGGAGGTGGGTGGCACCGAGGGCCTGGTCCTGATGGTGGACGCCACCCCGGCCGTGGCGAACCTCGAGCAGCACGTGGAGATGGTGCGCCAGGCCCACGTTAGGCGACGGGCAGGGCTCAACGGCAAGGCACTGGCTGGGCTGGCATCCGAGCACAGCGTCCCCATCGAGGTGACGCTGGCCGAGCACGCCGAGGTGGTGGAGCAGCTGAGGGAGCAGGCGGCTGGCCCCGCGGTGGAGCGCGAGCCGGTGAAGCTCATCGAGCCGGTCACGGGTGACGCCCTGTTCGCGCCGCTCGAGCCGCTCCGGTGGCTGGTGGCAGGCCTGGACATGTGCCCGGGCGCGCCCACGGTGGTGGCCGGCTACGGGTTCAGCGGCAAGACCATGGCCTGGCAGGCGGCGGGAGTCGCCATCTGTGCCGGCCTGCCCGTCTGGGGCGCATTCAGCTGCCGCCAGGGCCGCGTGGTGCACCTGGACTACGAGCAGGGCCTGAGGCTCACCAGGGAGCGCTACCAGCGCCTGGCGTGGGGAATGGATCTGGGCAGGGCCGACGTCGCCCCGAACCTCGAGGTGGCCAGCCTCCCGCACCTGTACCTGGACGACCAGCGGGCTGAGAATGAGCTCTGCCGGCTGACCGAGGGAGCGGTTCTGTGCCTGGTGGACTCGTTCCGAGCCGCCTGCCCCACCATCGAGGAGAACTCCAGCGAGGCACGCCGCCCGCTCGACATGCTGGCCCGTGTGAGCGAGCGGACCGGGGTGGTGGTCGTGGTCGTCCACCATGCCCGGAAGCCACAGAGGGACGCGCCAGGGGGCGCCAAGATGGCCATCCGAGGATCGGGGGCAATCTTCGACGCCGCCGCCAGCGTCCTGGTCCACGAGGCTGAGGAGTCCAACGGGCCGGTCAGGGTCAGCCACGAGAAGGCCCGCGCCTCCGGACGCCTCGCCGACCAGTTCACCCTCACCGCCGTGGACGTGCCCGACGGCCAAGACCCTCGAGCTGGCCTGCTGGTGCGAGCTGACGCCGCCCCAAGCCAGGACGACAAGGCGGCGGACAAGCGCAAGGCCCGTCTGGGACGGCTGGCGGTTCAGGTTCGCGAACTCTTCCAGTCCGAACCTTCCCAAACGTCACCCGACACCATTGCCTCAAAGCTCGGCAGGTCTAAGCCGGACGTCCGTTCGGTGGTGGCCCTCATGGTCGAGTCTGGAGAGGTCGAGCAGACGGGTGCGACACGGGATCGGAGGCTCCGATGGGTCGGACGAGAATGACCCCGATCTGGTCCCCTGAGGCCGTTTCGTTTCTCGTCCGGTCCCTAAAGGGACGCGGACGAAAGACGAGAATCGATTCGCGTCCGGCGACGAGATTGGACGAGATTGGACGAGAGACAGCGTGGAAGGAAAAGGTACAGGCAGGCGGTAGCGCAGAGGTGGCGGCCACAGGGTCGAACCTGGTGGCAGTGTGGCAAGAAGTATACGGTCAAGGGGCCGGCATTGCTTGCGGAAGGGTTGGGGGAGGCCGCTGCGTTGGCACGTTCCTTTCCGGCGCCAAAGCGTGTCAAACCGGACACATGTATACTGTTTGCAACAGTTCCGGCCGACCGACCGTGCACTTTCGTTCACATCTCACGATTCTGCGGGGATTCGTGCTCTCTCTCTTGACACAATAGCGGTCGCAATGTACATACGGGACATGATCGCAGCGTACACGAGGGTGAGCACGGGGCAGCAGGCGACCTCAGGGCTGGGGCTCGAGGCGCAAGAGGCTGCGATTCGGGGCTGGATTGCCTCGAAGGGCATCGATGCGTCCGTGTCCTGGCATCAGGACGCAGGGCGGAGCGGTCGGCGGGAGTCGCGCCCTGCCCTGGAGGCGGCAATCCGGGAGCTCGAGGCCGCCGCCGAGACCCCCCCGGGGGGGATCGATTCTCTGGGGGCCCCCCCTCAAAACCCCACCCTCATCGTCTACAGCCTCGATCGCCTGACCCGTTCGGTGGTGCACCTCGGCCGGCTCATGGCTCGCCTTGCCCGCTCCCGGATCTCGCTGGTGGTGCTGCGGGAGGGGGTGGACACGGGGACGGCTCACGGCCGGCTGGTGGCGACGATCCTGGTGTCGGTGGCGGAGTGGGAGAGCGAGATGGCCTCGAGCCGGACGAAGGCGGCGCGGGCAGTGGTCCGCTCCCGGGGCGGGTCGCTGGGAGGGCGGCCCCGGTGCCCGGCAGAGCATGTGGAGACGGTGCGGAGCGCCACCGGGACGCTAGAGCAGCGGCGCGCTGCCCTGACGGCGGCCGGGTACCGAACGACACGGGGGACTGAGTACAGCCTCACGCAGGTGAGGCGGATGCTGAAAGGAGCGGCTGCGTGACGAAGGCAGAGCGGTGTGAGGTTCGCGGGTCTGGGTTGCACTGGGGTACGCGAGAGTTCCGCTATCTGTGGGAGAACGATGAAGGCCCTGGAGGGGTGGTTACGTGCGAAGGCCACGATGGGGTCGTGGATGGGTCTGGCGCGTACTGTCCGCCTCCGCCCGGCTCCGCGGATGTTCGTTCGGATGAGGAGGAGGCGACCCCATGACAGACGGAATCAAGATCGACTGGAAGGAGCCGGGGCCCGATGTGCTCCTCTCGCTGGTGATAATGCGGGATGGGTTGTGGGTGCGCGACCCGACGGAGGACGACATCACCCGCGCTCTGGAGTCCCTGCATCCGGGAGTTCGCCAGCGGGTACTTGGTCGCTGGCTGAACGTCACCCTGGAATACAGCCCGTCGAAGGCCCATCAGCGCATCGCATCCCTCGAGCGCGAGCTGGAAGCGGCGAAGGACCTGGCCGGGCGCATGGCAGTGCAGGCCGAGGAGTGGCGCGAGCAGGCCGCTGCTGTTGGCATTCGGGAGAAGGTCGCTCTCAAGTCAGCCAGCGAGTGGTCTGGCCGAGCTGAGCACGCGGCGAAGGAGCGGGACGAATGGCGCCGGTCGTATGAGTTGCTGAACCGGGACATAACGGCGGCGCTGGACCCGTCACAGCGTTGCGAAAGGAAGCGGACATGACCTACACCTACCTCTGCCCCGCCTGCGGTCGCGAGTTCGACCTGGAGCAGCGCATCACGGACCCGCCCGGTGGCAAGTGCCCCGACTGCTCGGTGGAGGGCCGCCGGATAATCTCCGGGGTCCCGGCCTTCTACGAGGTCCACCGGAAGAACTTCTCCGGGATTCGGATCCGGGGGAAGGCGTGACCCGCTGCTTCATCGAGTGCACCTCGGGCGGTGAGTGGACGGAGGATGAGTACTGATGACCCTCCTAGTCCAGCCCGTCTGGTCGCGTCTCCTCCCTGCGTGTGAGGAGCAGGTGCGTGACCTCGAGCGGCGCGGGGTACGGCTGCTGCGCGCGTTCGGGTCGCTGGGTGTGGACCGCGTCCGGTCGCATCTCGCGAGCCGGGCGCTGCACACCGAGGAGGAGTGGTGGATCTGGCTCGACTCCGACATGGTGGCCCCCGCGGACCACCTGCTCCAGATGGTCGAGGTCGCCAAGGAGCACGACACCCCCTGGCTCGCTGCCAGCGCCGTGTGCCGGGGCTCGATGGATCTGAACATCCGCCCCTTGCATGGGTCGAACGTGGTGTTCGGAGATGACGGGGGCCTGGTGGAGGTCGCCAAGGGGGCCCTGGCCTGTGCGGTGACGCATCGGCGCTTGTTCGAGGGCATCGCCAAGGCCCTCCCCGAGGTGGACTACACCGACGACGCCAGTGGTGAGCGGTTCACAGGCTACCCCTTCTTCCTCCCCCTGGTGCGGGACCGGACCCACTACGGGGAGGACTACAGCCTGGCACTGAGGGCGCGGGATGCTGGTTTCCGGATCTGGTGCGATACGCGCATCCGGATCGGCCACTCGGGGGAGATCGTCCTCGGGTGGGAACATGCAAAGAATGCGAGGGTGACGACGTGAGCATCACGAACACGGTGGGAACCATCTGCTACTGCCTCCCCTGCTCGGGGGGCCTGAACGAGTCGGTGTCGGACCTCAAGCGCCACGCCATCACGGCCGGGGCTCCGGTGGTGTCGCTCGCCGCTTCACCGCACGACCGGGCCCGGGGGATGATCGCAGCCAAGGCCTTGGAGACGGGCTGCGAGTGGCTGGTGTGGGTGGACAGCGACATGGTCTGCACCCTGGCCGAGGTGGCTAGCCTCGCCGCCACCGGTGAGGCTCACGGGTTCGACTTGGTGACGGGCGTGTACATCTGCAGGCACCTGGCCGCGGAGGGGAAGCGGGCCTTCAACTTCTCCCCCGAGGTGGGCGGGGACTTCCAGATGGGTACCGCGGGCGGGCTCTACCCCATCCTGTCGTGCGGGTTCGGTGCCGTGGCCGTGCGCCGGTCGGTGTTCGAACGCATCGACGCCCCCGCCTGCGAGTACGGCAAGGCGTGGTTCCTGCCCATGGTGCACCAGGGCTACCACCTCGGGGAGGACCGCTCCTTCGGGGTGCGGGCCAAGCAGGCGGGCTGCGAGATGTACGTGGACACCCGGGTGATGGTCGGTCACGAGGGCAAGAAGGTGTGGAGAGCGGAGGACTTCCGATGAGCGACGACAAGTTCGACCTGGGGTTCACTACCGAGTCTATGTTCGCGGCGATGAAGGCGCGCGAGGAGGTGTACCAGAGGATAGCGACCGCGAAGCGTAGGCAGGAGCGCTTGGAGTGGCTTCTAAGGACCAACCTGGCAATCTTCTCGCTCGCACTGGCGTATCTGCTACTCAGCGCCCTGGGGGTGCTGCCGTGACCTGGCTAACCCTCCCCACCCTCGGCAGCTACGGCCGCCTGGGAAACCAGCTCTGGCAACTCGCGGCCGGCCTCGGTCACGCGGAACGGAACGGGGCAGAACTCCGGCTCCTGCTCTGGGAGTACCGCTCGAGCTTCCCCGGGCTCGAGGCCGCGGGGGCGACGTTCCACCGCGAACTCCGCCCCGGCGGGCTCTGGTCGGAACCGGAGTGGACGTTCCGGCGCCTGCCCCCATTCTGGGACGGGATGGGGCTCCACGGCTACTTCCAAGCCCCGCGGTACTGGCCCGACAAGGAGCGGATCCGTCGAGCCCTGCTGCCCGTCCACGCCCCCGACGCGCCCGCCGACCTGTGCACGGTGCACGTCCGGCGCGGGGACTACCTCAACCTAACGGAGCACCACCCAATCCCGTCGCGTGCCTGGTACGACGCGGCGATGGTACGCGCCCGCGAGGCAGGGGCGGCCCGGTTCGTCATCTGCTCGGACGACCCCATCTGGTGCGTTCGCGAGTGGCCCGAGCACCAGATATCGGAGCTGTCCGAGATGTGGGACCTCGCGTTGATGGCCCGGTGCCGCTTCAACATCCTGGCGAACAGCTCGCTCTCCTGGTGGGGAGCGTTCCTGGGCGGGCCAGGGCGGGCCGTCATCGCCCCCGCGCAATGGTTCGGGCCCGCGCTGGCAACGCACGACCGGGCGCAACTGGACCCGGGGGAAGGATGGGTGTGGGTGTGACCACCATCTCCCTCTCCTACCCGTTCGTCCCCTGCCGCGACCTGTGCACCGTGGACGGGGTGCGGTTCACGTGGGGGCAGGCGGAAGCGGGCGCTGGCGTCATCTCGACCGGGTACGGCCCCCACGGACCGGACGAGTGCCTGGGCCTGCTCACGCTCGAGCCGCCGACGGTGCTGCCCGGCATCTGGTCGCCGGTGCACCGTGGCCGCTACCGCCGCGTCTGGACCTACGACCCGCAGAGCGACCAGGAGACGCGCATCACCTACCCCTGGCCGTTCGGGTGGCCCGAACTGCCAGACGAGCCCGACCCGACACCGTGGGAGGACCGGCTCGACGCGGTGTGCGTGGTGACCGGGAACAAGACCTCCGACGTCCCCGGGGAACTCTACTCGCAGCGGGCCGAGGTGATCCGGCGGCTCGAGTCGGAGGGCCGCGATGTGCACGTGTACGGGAACCCGCCCTGGACGACCCCGGGACGCTACTGCGGATCGATTCCGCTCAAGGAGAAGGTCCGTACGATGGCCCGCTACCGGTACGCGGTCGCGCTAGAGAACACCGACCAGCCCAGCTACTTCACGGAGAAACTCCCCGACGTTCTCGCGGCGGGGTGCAAGTGCCTGCTGTACCTCGGGCACGAGCCCGAGGGAGTGCCGGGGCTCGACCCGGTGGACCTGCCGGCGATTCGTCGGCACATGAGCGTGGAGCGGCTATGCAGCACGATCCTGCACTCGATCTGATTCTGCCCTACCTGGCGCGCCTGCAGCACCGGCCGTGCATCGTGGAGCTCGGCGTCCACTGGGGCGAGTCCACCCACGGCCTACTCGCGGCCTGTGCCCGCCCCCCCATCTGGTTCGGCTGGGAGCCCGACCCGCGGAACGTCGTGGTGTGCCGAGAGGCGGGGCTTGCCGTGCGAGACGCTGCAGCTAGCAACCGCAGCGGCTGGACGACGCTGCACCTGTCCGGCGGCATCACCCCGGGGACCGGCGACAGGGTGCACACCGACTCGAGCAGCATCGCCAAACCCACCGCCCACCTCGAGGCCCACCCCTGGTGCAAGTTCGAGGAGACAGCGGAGGTGGTGACTGAGAAGGTGGACGACGTGGTCCCTCGTGACCAGCGCGTGGACCTGATGTGGGTGGACGTCCAGGGCGCGCAAGTGAAGGCGCTCGGGGGCGCGCGCGAGACGCTCGAGAGGACCCGGATGCTCTTCTGCGAGCTCCACCCCAAACCGATGTACGAGGGGGAGCCGGAGAGCCTCGAGGCGCTCATGGCCCTGCTCCCGGGCAAGTGGATCGTCCTGGCGCAGTACCCCGCCGACGTGCTGCTGATGCAGGGGACCTGATGGCGGCACGGAAGCTCGGCAACGCAGGCACCGTCTCGCGGGTCGAGCACATCATGTCCTCGCCCGCGGGGTACGGGCTCAAGCTCACCCACGTCCAGCGGGCGATCTGCCGAGCAATCGACGGTGCCCCGCTGGATGCACTCTGGAAGCACAAGGAGGTCCGGGACTCGTTCCGGGCTCAGCCGGTGACGGAGTGGAAAGCCAAGCGAGTCCCGCGTCCGTTCGAGGTGGTGGTGTGCGCCGGCATCCGTGGCGGCAAGACGATGCTGGCGTGCGCCACCGCGATCGACCGTGCCGTCAACGCGGACCTCTCGCTGTGGAAACCCGGGGAGTCACCGCCGATCCTGCCCCTGCTCAGCGTGCGGAAGCACAACGCCCGCGCCGCGTTCTCGCACCTTCGCGGCCTCCTCACCAAGAAGGGATCGATGTTCGGCGACCACCTGGCGAACGAGACGGCGGACACCCTAACCGTGCGGCACGCCAAGCAACCGGACTGCACCATCGACATCATGGTACTGGCCGGGTCGCGCGCGGCGTCGAACCTGGAGTCCTACTGGCTCGCGGCCGCGGTGTTCGATGAGGCGTTCAAGATGTCGGGCCGCGACGAGTCCGCGATGAACCTCGAGGACGCACAGGTTGCGGCACGCGAGCGCATCCTGACGGACGGCCAGATCCTCTACATCGGTTCCCCGTGGGCACCGGAAGGCCCGGCCTGGCAGATGGTGCGCGACCACTGGGGCAAGCCGTCGTCGCGGATGGTCGTGGTCCGCGCTCCCGGTCCCGTGCTGAACCCGGTGTGGTGGACCCCGGAGCGCCTGCAGCGGCTCGAGCGGTCCACGGACAAGCGCGACCGCGAGATCTACATCACCAGCGGGCTCGCGGAGTTCCTCGACCCCGAGACGTCGCTCATCTCGTCGGACGCGGTGCTGGCGGTGACGCGGGAGGCCCCGGAGCGGATCCCGTACCAGCCCGGGGTGGAGTACGTGGCCGCGATGGATCCGGCGACCCGCCACAATGCCTGGACGCTCATGATTGGCTCGCGCAAGACGGACGCGAAGCTGACGATCGATCTGGCCCGTGAGTGGCTCCCTACCGCTGCCAACCCGCTCGACCCCGAGGTGGTGCTGGGCGAGATCGCGATGCTCTGCCACGCCTACCACTGCACCCGGGTCTGGACGGACCGGTGGAGCGTGGAGGCGATGCGGGCCGTTGCCGCGAAGCATCGGCTCTCGCTGCTCGAGCACCAGGGGAACGACACCTGGGAGCTCTACGACACGATCCGCCTCGCGGTGAGCACCGGAGCCCTGGACCTCCCCCCGCTCGAGCAGGTGAGGCTGGACCTCATCCGGATCCTCAAACGCCCCACGTCCACGGGCATGAAGATCATCCTGCCGACGACCGCCGACGGCCGGCACTGCGACTACGCCCCGCCGCTGGCCCTGCTGCTCTCCCACGCCCCGGCCCAGGTCACCCGGCCGGCCGCCCCGGTGGAGACGGACGAGAGCCGGCTGCTGTCCGCGCTCGAGCGCCGCGTGGGCGATGAGCTGGAGGGGATTGGCGGCAGGCTGTAGCGTAGGAGGACCCATGAGAAAGCTGCTCGTTTCGTCCCTGTTCCTGGCCCTGCTCGCCGTCTCCGGTGACGTCTGGTGCTCCAACTGCCACGCGGTGGACTGCACGTTCGACACCCAGTGCGGTGTCCGGTGCACCTGCGTCAAGCTCGGCGGCCGGCTCCGTGGCCAGTGCGCCGAGCGCTGGTAGGCCGGCGAGCCGACTGTGAACGCCAGTTGACAGACCGTGAACTTTCGTTCACGATCTGAGCGTGACCCCGGCCGAGCACCTGGCCGCCTGCGCCCGCGTCTGCCGCACCGAGGGGATCGCTCGCGCCGTCGTCCGCGCGGACGACGTCGAGCTCGAGATCGTCCTGGGGCCGCTCCCAGGCGCCGCGCCCACCGTCGCAGGTGACGCCCCGGTACCCGACCCGCTTGAGACGCTCGCTGGCGAGTGGGACCGGAGAGCGAGGGGTGAGAAGTGAGGGGCTTTGCCCGCGACCCATGGTGGTCCGAGTCGAGCGCCGAGGACCGAGCCACCGCCGCCGCGAACGAGGCGACAAGGCTCCGCGACCAGTACCACTCGCACCAGCAGTGGCACGCCGCGGCCTGCCTCCGCTTCTACGACTGCTCGGCCCGGAGCTCCCTCCTCTCGCTCGCCGTCCCCGTGCTCACGGAGGGCGCGTCCTCGTACAACGTGATCCAGGCGGTGGTGGACACGTTCACCTCGCACGTCGTCAAGGAGCGCATCCGACCCATGTTCCTGACGCGGCGCGGGTCGTGGAAGGAGCGCCGCGACGCGAAAGCGATGGGACTCGCCGTCGAGTCCGTGCTCTCAGAGTCGGGCCTGTACGGTGACGAGGGGACGCTGGTGGCGCGCGACGGGTGCACCGTCGGCACGGGCGTCGTGAAGTGGGTCCCGGACTACGCGAATCACCGCCTCCTGCTCGAGCGGTGCCTACGCGAGGAGCTACTGATTGACCCAAGGGACGCGCGACTCGGACACCCCCGGCAGATGTGCCACCTGCAGCGAATCGACCGCGGGGTGCTCGCGGCCCGCTTCCCTGACCTCGAGGACGAGATCGACACGGCTCCCAGTGCACCACACGATGCGACGGAAGACGGCGGCGCGATCGGTCAGCCCATCGTCGCGGACCAGGTAGAGGTTGCCGAGCTATGGCACCTGCCTAGCGGGTACGTGGACGCGGCCAAGGACGAGGCCTGGGGCAAGAAGGCCAAGCACGACGGCAGGCACGTCATCGTCATCACGGGCAGCGGTGACGGCACTGCGCCGACGGTACTGCTCGATGAGCCCTGGCCCCTCGAGTGCTTCCCGTTCGCCTTCTTCCGCCCGAAGCGCCGCTCGACCGGGTTCGATGGCCGCGGGTTCGTCGAGGCCCTGAAAGACGCTCAGCTCCAGATCAACCGGATGCTCCGCCGCGTGGACGGGATCATGAACCTCCACTCCACGCTGAAGGTCTACATCAACCGGCAGGCGAACATCCGCTCCGGCACGTACACGAACGACTGGAGCGAGATCATCGAGGGGGACGGCCCCGCCGAACAGGCAATCCGTCACATCGCCCCGCAGTCCGTCTCGGGAGACTACATCGCCCAGATCGAGCGGCTGATCTCCTGGTGCTACCAGGTCGTAGGCCTGTCCGAGCTCTCCGTCGCTGCCGAGAAGCCCAAGGGCATCGAGTCCGGGGTGGGCCTTCGCACGCTGCTGGACACCGAGTCGATCCGGCACACGGACGTCTTCCGCGCCTGGGAGTCGTTCTTCCTCGAGCTCAGCAAGGGAGTAGTGGAGGGCCTCCGACTGCTCGCGCGCAACGACCCGGACTTCACCCTGGTGTGGGGCGACGACCGCGAGTTGCGTGAGGTCAAGTGGTCGATGGTGGACCTGGAGAACGCTCGATGGCGCCTACGCACCTGGCCCATCAACCTCCTGCCCAGCACCCCCAGCGCGAAAATGGAGCGGGTGCTCGAGCTCTACAAGGAGCAGGCGATCAGCCGCGAGCAGATGCTCTCCCTGCTCGACTACCCCGACCTGGAAGCGATGGCCGGAGATGCGACCGCGGCGGAGCGGAACATCGAACGGATGCTCATCGCGCTCGAGGACGACGAGGACCCGACCACGTACACCCCTCACGGGTTCCTGCTCTTGGATCTGGCGGAGTCGATGGGTGCAGAGCGGTACAACGCGCTCGAGGCCGACGGGGCCGACCCCGACGTGCTCGTGCGACTGCAGCGGTGGCTCGATGGCGTGCGCGAGGTCAAGGCCCGCATCGCCCCGCCGCCACAGACGACAGGCCCAGCTGGAGCGCCTCCCGGTGCGCCCCCCCAGCCGGGAGCGCCCGTTCCGCCGGGCCTGTCCCTACCTGCCGGCCCCGTGGGGGGGCCGCCCATGCCGGGAGTCGCCTGATGGATCCGATCGATCTCGCCCTGGAAGCCGCGCAGTCAGTGGAGCCCGCCCCCGAGGCGGAAGAGCCCGTCGTCAACCCAGAGGCGGAGCCCGAAGCCGCCCCCGAGCCGCCCACGGAAGCGCCGCCGGACGAGGGCAAGGAGCCGCCCAAGGACGACCCCAAGCGGCGGCAGAAGGACCTCGACCGGCAGGCGCAGGACCTGCGGAAGAAGGAGCAGAAGTTCCAGGCGACCAAGGAGCGCACGCTGGCCGAGAAGGCCAAGGCCCGCGAAGCGCTCGACCAGGTGGAGGCACTCCGCAAGGGTGACGCGCGCGCGATCCTCTCCTCGCTCGGGACCCTCACCGGTCGCGACCCGATCGAGCTCCTCCGCGAGCTGAACCTGAACCTCGCCACCGACGGCAAGAAGCCGGCGAGCGTGGCCGAGTCCGAGGCCCTCTCGGCGCTCAAGAAGGAGATCGAGGCGCTCAAGGCGGAGCAGCAGAAGCGCGAAGCGGTCGAGAAGACGCAGGCCATCGAAAGCCGCGTCCGGCAGGAGCTCGGCGCGCTGGTGATCGCGGACACGTTCCCAGAGCTTGCCGCCTACGCAAAGGAGGTCGGTGCCGAGAAGGCTGCGGCCGAGATGCGCCAGGCGATGGGGGCACTGGCTCAGCGCGGGGAGAATGTCACCACCTACGACGTGTGTGCGCGCGCGGAAGTGGGCCTGCGGAAGGCCCGCGCCGCGCAACCCAAGACCACTCCGGGGTCGGATACCCGGGCGGCACCTGCCGCGAAGACCGAGCAGGGGCAGAGCACCCCTAGAGGTCAGTCACTCGCGCCCTCAGTCGCTTCCCAAGCGACCCGCGCTCGTCCACTCACGGACGAGGAGCGCCACCGCGAGCAAGTCCGCCTCACGGAAGGAGTGCTCGCCGATCTGGGACTTGGATAAGACCCCGGCGGTTGAGCGCTTCAAGGAGCGCCCATGCCCAGTGCAACCACCTCGAATCTCGAGGCTCTTCTCAAGATCCGATACCCGAACGGAATCGCGTACCAGGGAGTCAAGCAGTCCCGGTTTTTCAACCTCTGCCCCAAGACCACCGACTTCGGCGGCTCCGGCAAGCAAATCAAGGTCAGCGTCTCGCCGGGCACCGGCGGCTCGTCTGACTTCGCCAAGGCCCTCGCGAACAGGGGCCCGGCCCAGCACGTCACCTTCACGGTGAGCCGCAAGTACGACTACATCGTGGGCAGCCTCGAGAACGAGGTGATCAAGGCGACCATGGGCGACAAGAACGCCGTCTTGGCCGCGTTGACGGACGAGTTCGATAAGAAGGGCAAAGAATTCGGCATGCGCTTGAGCCGGCGCTGCTGGGGCAACGAGGGCGGCGCGCTGGGGGTCGCCCTGGCCATCACCACCTCCTCGTTCACCCTGGCGACCCCGGGAGACATCCGCAACTTCTACCCCGGCCAGGTCCTGCAGTTCGCGAGCGACAACGGCACCGGCACCAGCCCCACCGGGCAGCGCGCCGGCACCGTCACCGTCTCCAAGGTCTCCATGTCGAGCGCTGGCGTCGCGACGGTCACCTGCACCGGCAACGTCACCGCCGGCATCGCCGCTGCCACCGACGGGGACACCGTGTTCTCGGACGGCGACTACGGTACGGCCCCGAGCGGCGTGCTCGGCTGGATCCCCACCTCGGATCCGACGGGCTCGTTCCTGGGCGTGGACCGAACGACGCACATCAACGCACTGTCCGGCTTCCGCGTGGACCAGACCGGCAAGGATCTGATCGAGGCGTTCAACGCGGCCACCGCAGCCGGATTCCCGCTGGGTTCCGAGGGCGAGTCCGCCTTCGTCGGCGGCACCGTGATGAGCAGGCTCCAGAACACGCTCGAGGGCAAGGCCATCACCCGCGACGTCAAGGGCAAGGGTGAGGTCAGCTACAAGGGCCTGGTGGTCTACACCACGTACGGCGAGGTGACCGTCCTCCCTGAGCCCTACTGCCCCGACGGAAAGATCCTGATCACGTCGATGAGCGACTGGGAGATCGCGTCCCTCGGGGAGCTCCCCCACTACACCGACACGGGCCACGGCAACCTCCAGCAGGAGTCCGCGGCCGACGCTCGTCAGTTCCGGCTCGCCGGGTACTGGAACATCCTGAACAAGAATCCGGCAGGCTCGATCCTGCTCAGCGTGTGAGGAGGATAGCATGGCCACTGCATACATCACCAAGGCCCTGAACAAGCTCGGCGGCGCTCTGTTCGCAGACGTCTCCTCGGCCACCACCGTGGTCACCGCGCGAGAGGACGCGGTCGAGACGGCGAAGGCGGTCGCGGATCGCATCACGTATACCCAGTCGTTCGCCGAGACGACCGCCGCTGATGCGGCCCTTTCCGGCGCCGTCCTGCCGATGCTGTTCAACGGTGAGATCGTGAGCGCCAAGTTCACGGTCGAAACCGGAGAGGCGGGCGGAACCGGCAACTCGGACTTCGTGAACGTGGTCCTCTACTCCTGGGACGCGGACGGCGACGGCACCACGACCGTGGGCACCTGGAGCGGCAAGACCGACACCGTCACGATCAAGACCAGCAAGGCGATCCCGCTGACCGCCACCGCGGCCAAGGTGGTCGCGGGCGGATCGATCCAGTTCCAGCTCACCAAGACTGGTGACGGAGCCACCACCGGCGTTCTCAACTGCGCCGTGATGATCCGCCGAGAGGACGACTGACCATGGCCGGCAAGAACGCATACCCCGTGCGGAGCGTGGCGGCTCCCAAGACGCTCGATCTGTCGTTCGAGTTCGCGCCGAACGGCGCCTCGACCGTCGCGACGATCCGCCCGAAGTCGCACATCACCTCGATCACCCGCACGGCCGCTGGGACGTGGACGGTGACGCTCGATGCCCCGTACTACCACGTCATGGCGAACGCGCAGCGGATTGGAGCCGACACAGACAGCTCCTTCCGTTGCGCGCATGTCTCCGACGTGGTGCGCGGCTACACGGGCAACACCATCTTCGCCCTGGTGCACGAGATCGGCGGGACCGCGACCGACATCGTGGCCGCGGCCACGAACTCGGTCAGCGTGTTCGCCATCGCTCACGACTCCTCCGTGGGGATGTGATGGCGAAGGGCGAGAGCGATCTACTCGCTGTGCTCCTCGGCGGCGGTCCTGAGTCGGCCGCCGTCGGGGAGTCGCCCGCAGAACTCCGCCGCGCCGCAGCGGAGGCACTGCTCGACGCGATCACGTCCGGCGACCCCGACGGGATCGTTTCCGCCTTCGACCGGCTCACCTACCCCGAGGCGGACGAGGAAGAGGAGTCCGAGGAGTGATCGAGACAACCGTGGCGGAGGTGGTCACGCTCGCCCGCACCTACGCGGACGAGCGGGTTGTCGGGTACATCTCCGACGACGAGGCCGGGGACATCGTGCGTGAGGAGTGGTGCGCGACCATCTGGCCCCGCATCGTTCAGCGCGCCGACTCCTGGTTCGCTACGACCTCCACCAGCGGCGTGACGTCCGGTGTGGGCACCGTGGGCACCCCCACGGACCTGCACCGGGCCAAGCGCCTCATCCTGGTCTGGGGCGACACAGAGCGGGAGGACGTGAACCCGCTGGTGGAGCGCGAACGGGCCACCATCGAGGGCACCCCGTGGTCCAGATACGGCCCGAAGCGGTATGTCCTCCAGGGCTCGACCTGCCGCATCTACCCGCTCCCCGCCGAGACGGTGACGGCGCAATGGGTGTACCTGCCCTCCCCCTCCGGCACCGACACCATCAAGGGGCCCGAGTCGGTCAAGAAGGTCACCGCGCTCGCCGCTGCCATCGTGATGCGTGACATGCAGGGCGAGGACGCGAGCGGGCTTGAGCGGCGGTACGGCATGGCCCTGTCCGACCTGGATCGCCAGGCATCGGCCCACTACCACGACCAGGCACCTCGGGTGATCGACGTCGCCCCCGAGTGCGGGCAGCTCAACAACCCCGACTACCACCTCCCGAGGGCATGAAATGGTCCCCTGGCTGATCCCGCTCATCGTCGCCGCCGTCGGTGCTGGCACGTCCGTGGCCGTTACCGCGATGAACAATCGCGCCCAGAAGAAGGCCGCGGAGGCGAACACCGGCGCGGTCCCGGGCCCGTACCAGCCCAGCTCGGTGGACATCGGAGGCACCCAGGTAACCGGCGCCCGCACGCAGCTCCTCACCATCGAGGAGCAGCAGCAGGCGGAGGCGATGCTCGCGGAGATCGATGCCAAGGTCCAGGAAAGCATCGCGTACTTCTCGCAGACGCCGCAGTGGATCAATGGATCATGGGCCACGCGCCCGCCCAGCACCGCCGACATCCAGATGATGGCGGAGTCGATCGCCGCCGGATACCCCGAGCAGGACCAGGACGTACTCAACCGCTGGGACGTGGCGGAGACGTTGAAGGCTGAGGGCAAGACCGTCGGTGAGAACGGCGTCATCTACAGCGTAGACGAGGCCCGCACCGCGGACCTGTTTGCTGAGCACCAGTTCGACGAGGCGGAGTACGCCAAGGCGCGCGGGCAGCAGGCCGCCGGGGTCGCCACCGCCACCGGGGTCCAGGAGGCACGCACCGCGGACACGGCCGGCGCCGGGTTCCTCGCTGCTGCCGGCGAGCGCATGGGGGCCGTCACCACCGACGTCACCGGGCGCACCACCCCCGCACTGGACCAGGCCGGGCTCGACGCCTACCGCGCCCAGGACGACCAGAACCGAGCCACGACGTTCGGGCTCCTGGGGCAGGCCCAGGCCGGCGAGGTGGGCGCGCGCCAGGGAGTGACCTACGCGCAGGGGCTCGCCGGAGAGTCCCGCGGCCGCGGGCTCGAAGCGGCCACCGCCTACGGTGCCACCATCGGCGAGCAGGAGGCGGCCTTCCGTGATGCCGCGATGGGGATCGGCCCGAGCGTGGCGGAGCTCGAGCGGCAACGCGCGCTCGAGCAGCAGACGCGGAACAACCTCGCGATGGCGGCGAGCAGCCGCGACCCGAATGCCTACCGGCAAGCGTTGAACGCGAACGCGAGCCAGGGCGGGCAGGCTGCCTACGACGCGGCCCTGCTCCGTGCCCAGGAGATCGAGGCGGCACGCGGCCAGTGGCTCGCCGCGTCCGGGCAGAGGGCAGACCTGCAGGGCTACTTCGGGGACCAGTACGGTCAAGACGTGGGCCTGCAGGGCACGTACACGGGCCTGCAGGGCACCTACGCCGGCCTGCAGCCGGGACTCGCGGGGCAGCTCGGGGCCAACAGCGCGGCCCGTGCTAGCACCGAGTTCAACTCCGCCCAGGCCAACCAGGACGCCCTCCTACGCGCCGAGGAACAGCGGGACACGTACACCCTTGGCCAGCAGGGCGCCGCGGACCAGTACGCGCAGCAGGGGTACGCGACCGCGAACGAGCGCGCGGAGGCGGAGCGGCGCCTGGCCTACGAGAAGGCCTTGGAAGAGACGCGCATGGCGGACGCCTACACGCTCGGTGCCAACCAGCTCGGGTGGTCTGCACTCAGCGACCAGGCGAACGTGGACGTGCAGTTGCAGGGCATCGCGGCTGGCAGCCTGAACAATGCCGCGACGAACGCGAGCGGCCTGGCGAACAGCAACGCGGACCGGACCTCCGCGGCTCAGGCTCAGGCAAATGCCGCCTACGCATCGATCCCAGGGCAGGCCCTCGCCACCTACGCCACCCTGGCCCCCACCAAGGAGACGCCCATGAGCGCGCCCGCGGCGGGCACCACGAAAAACGACTTCTTCCGCTCCAAGAGCAACGCGGGCTGACCATGTCCCTACCGACCCTCACTCTGCAGCGGTACGCGGGCGAGCTGGGCAAGGCCCTGCAGACCGTCCGCGACTGGAGCGAGGGACTGCGCGCGGAGGTGATGCCGCGGCTCACCCGGCAGCGTGGCGGCGACGTCTCCACCGCCATCGAGCACGCGTGCCCGGGGGAGATGAGAATCACGGGAGCCGGGACGGTAGTGCTGCCCGCCCCCGTCGAGCAAAACCGCGGCTTCCTGGTCACCCTCACGACCGAGTCCACGTGCACCGTTCGCACCGTGTCCGGGACCGTGGCCGGCACCACGTCCGTCACCGTGCGAGCCGGGCGGAGCGTGCTGCTGGTGTCTGACGGGCTATCCAGGTGGCAGGCATGGGTCAGCAACGCGATCGACTCCGGGGATACCGTCGGGGTGACCGCGCACGGGGACCTGACTGGGCTCGATGCGGACGACCACATCCACTACCTGCTCTGCTCCGGTGGACGAAGTGCCGCCTATCTGAACTCGGACACGTACTTCGCGACCGGGGCTTCCCACGCGGCCGCCGGTGGACTGCGATGCTCGAACGGGGCCACCAACGGGGTGTGGGCGCGCTCGAGCGGAGCGGCAAGCGTGGCCCTGGTGAACCTGACCGGCTCGGTCGTGGACGTGGGGGACGCCACGAACGCGGTATCGGTTCGCAGTCGAGCGAGCGCTTCCCATTCCTGGTACACGGGCGGCACGCAGCGAGCGGGCCTGAGCGCCGAGGAGTACTCGGTGAGCCTCGACACGGTGACCGAGCCGGCTCCCAAGACCGCGAGCACGAACAGCGTGTACTTCTTCCGAAGCGGGAACGTGCTCTGTATGGGGACCTACTACGGGCGAACCACTCTCGCTCCGATGCGGATTGCGTGATGGCGCACAACCAGATTTCGTTCTTCACGTACCGCCAGGACCTGGATTCCGGGACGCATGTGGTTTACCTAGACCAAACCCCGTTCGGGGTGGAGCTACCGTCCGGCACCACGATCGGCGCCGAGGTCACGTTCACCTCATCGGGTAGCGTGGTGGGGTACTGTGGGATCGAGCGGTGGCTGATGTCGTGGAGGTTGTCGGCTACCGACGAGGTGAGTTCCTACAACGCCGACATGTACGAGACGCGAGTAGGGCAGGCCGGCGGCGCGTCTGGGGTCCTGGACTCGGTCGAGGCCATCTCGGCTCTGGGTGGGGCAGCATTCGGATTCTACTTCAAGCCCCATGCCCCTGGGGTTGATTGGACGATCCGCGGCATCTACTGGGCGGACGACAGGGAGGGGCCTTGACCGTCTGGTGCGTCACCGGCCTGGACTCGCCCGACTGGGCCGCGAACGTGCGGGAGAACTTTGCGCGCCAGCGTGACGTGGCTGCCGAGCTGGTCGTGGTAGAGAACGGCGCCGGCATCGGGGTCTGGGGCGAGGGCGCGCTCCGTAGCGGCCCCGGCGTCACCGACTACATCAACACCGGACTCGGGTACGTGCGGAGGTACAGCAAGCCGGGTGACGTGCTCGCCAAGTTCGACAGCGACGACTACTACGGCCCTGAGTACCTGTCCCGGGTGGTGCGCGCGCTGGGGAGCCGCCGGGTCGCCTGTGCCGCCTGCTCAATCTACGTGCGAACGCCCGATGACCGGCTGCTCTCCGTCGCGTTCCCGGTTCCCGCTGGTGACCGCATCGAGGACCGCGCCCCGTGCCACGGCCCCACCCTGGCTTGCTGGGTGTCGGACGCGGTGGACTTCCCCGAGGTCAAGGAGGGCTGGGGCGAGGACTCGCGGTGGGTCGAGGCCATGCGTGCCAGCTCGGTGGAGTTCGTGGCCCTGCCTTTGGGACAGTTCGCGTACCAGCGCACCACCACCCGGTACCATGCATTCCCCGTCACCGACGACATCCGCCACGTCTGGAGCCGGGCCACGGTGCACGACCTCGGGCCGTGGGACCCGCGGATCGTGGACGGTACCTCGGAGCCGTCGCAGCGGGTGGAGGTGCCGTTCGAGCCGGAGAAGATGGCAGCGATCGGGGCTCAGTTGATGGATCGCTTCCTGGGGGTCGAGCGATGAAGAAGATCCGAATCCAGCTCGCCGGTGGAGACGTCCAGGACGTTGACACCAAGATGCTGCCCGACGGCGCCGTCACCGCGGTCAGGAATTACTACTACGACAAGAGCATGAGCCTGGCGCGGCGCCGGTCGTACACGGTCGCGGGCACGTCGAGCAACCGGCCCCCGCTCTCCTGCTACTCCCGCGGGACTGACCGGGTAGTGGTGGAGAGCTCCCTGTCGGTCGGCGTCGTCTCGCACGTCGGGGCCGCGACCACGCTGGTGGAGGAGCACCGGAACCTGTCTCCAGTCGCCGCCATCGAGCGCGACCCGTTCCCCGCGGTGACGAGCCCGACCGGGCACCGGCACGTGGACATCACGTATGCCGGCGGCTACATGCAGATGCACCACACCGACGACACGATTCCGGACAGGTACATCTACTCCGGCAACCGGTTCCTGCGCGTGTGGCAGAGCGGTACGTCACTGCGAGCGGACCTGTACCACGTCTCCTCTACGTGTCCAGACGGGGTGAACATGGGCACGATCGGACTGTTTGCGGTCGGGTCCGTAACGGACTCGGTGGATAACTCTTTTGACGCCTGCACAGTACGAGACCTGCTCGGTGATAATTGGATGGTCGCGTATTCTGCCAATCACACCCACGGGATCATCGCCTACCGGAACTCGTGGGCGACCTGTACCGATCCGGACGCCCCATCCACCGCGTTTCTATCCACGGCTCCCTACACCCCGCGCGTCTACTGCGGCGCCGGTGGATACGACCACAACCACCGCGGGGCCATTGCCTACCTGACGGCGGACGGTGGCGGTACGGCATACGTATGGCGGCAGCCTGGACCGTCCGGGTGGGTTTCCACCGTGTACGAGCAGGAGGCGGGGATGCCGAGCCTGTCGCCCCCCTACGCGATGGGCAACGGGTTCCAGGAGTCGCTCTTCGTATACTCCCTGGCCGGAGATTCGAACGCGCCCGGCGCCGTACAGATCGCCCGCATCCCAGAGTCCACCGATATCGTGGAGGTGGCGGACGTCCCCGGCATCACCTACCCGACGACTCGCCCGCGTGGATGGGTCATCACATCACAGACCAGTTTCGTGGCACTTGCCGGAATGGTGCGGGACTACACGACCGGTGTTCGCCACGGCGTGCTGATGGCCGGGCCCACCTATGACGCCCTACGCCCCGTCGCCCAGTACGGTGCAAACGCCCTGCACTTCGAGCAGCAGTTTCTCCCCGCGCTCGACGACGACGAGGATCCGATCGGGAACGGGCTGACCTGGGCCGGCAAGGAGTACACGGCGGCAACAAACCCGATCCTCGGCTACGCCTACCGAGCGCGGATGGGAGCGTCCGAGACGCTGCAGCCGATGCAGGTGGGCGGGGACTGGTACTACTCCGGGGCGCTGGTCCAGCATGATGGGGGAGAGGCTGGCTTCCTCACGGCGCCGGACTTGATGACGCTCGGGACCTCGGCGCACACCAGCAACGTGGGCACGGAGCGGCTCTACTCCTATCGGGCGGTGTACGAGTGGACCGCCGAGAACGGCAAGCGCGAGCAGAGCCAGCCGACGATCGCCAAGACCGTGACCTGCCCCGCCACACACCGGGTCACGATCAAGGTACCGCCACCGCTCACGAGGAAGAAGGGCGTCACGGCGCGCATCTACCGTGACTCCCAGCTCGGCGGGGTCCTCCACCATGCCGTTGCCCTGGCCTCGTTCGGTGACGGGCAGACGAATTACACCACCGTCTACGACTCGCAGAACGACTCCACCACGGCCGTCGGGGAGATCCTGTACGCGGACCAGGGCAAGCGCGACAGAGTGTCCCCGCAAGTTAGCGAGAACACCGCCCTCTGGAGCCACGGGAACCGGCTCTGGTGCGCGGACGGGAACCGGGCCCGGTACTCCGACGAGACGCGAGCCACGGAACTGGCAGCGTTCCCCGACACCGGCTACGTCGAGTTCCCCTCGGCCGTCATCGCGTTCGCTTCGATGGGGGATACGCTGGTGGTGCTCTGCTCCGGTGGCGTGTACCTGCTCGCCGGTGAGGGACCGACCGACGACGGGGCAGGGCCCTGGGCTACCCCATACGTGGTCCCCGGGGCGCGCGGGTGCTCGCGACAGTGGGGCGGGCAGCGGTCCGTCGCGGTGTGCTCGGTGGGCATCGTGTACCGCTCCCAGTACGGGATCGAGCTGCTCGCCGGTGGCGCCGGTGGGGTGGTACCGCAGAACATCTCAGGACCCGTCGCGGACCTGCTCGACTCCTGCCCGTTCGTGACCAGCGCGGTGGACGATCCGGATCTGGAGTGCCTCCGGTTCCTCATCGGAGGGAGCCCCGGTACCACCTCGAACTACGGCCCAGACCGTTTCGGGGCCGGTCACGTGCTGGTTTGGGAGTACGGGGCCAGCGCGCGCACGGAGCGTCCCACATGGCACACGGAGAGCCTGCCAGGCGGCGACACGGACCAGGGCTCTACGTACTGGCCCGGGCGCACCGCGTGCATGTGGGGGCAGGACTACGCGGTGGGAGCCCGGCACTACGAGGGCGACTATTACGACGCCCGCTGGCTCCAGCAGCATGACGGTAGCGACACGGGGTTCGTGGCCTCGATCCAGCTCGGGCGCATCCGTCCCGGCGAGGGGGCGGGGAACGGGCGGATCAAAACCGCGGTGGTGCTTGGGGAGCAGACCGGGCGCACTGGCTCGCTCCGCGTCACGTTCGACTTCGATTCCGGCGACACCCGCGCCGTGACGGTGGACGCGGCGGCGACGTCGGGAGAGTTCGTGGCGCACATCACCAGCCCGCGCCAGAGGTGCCACCACGCCACGCTCAAGCTGAGCGAGGACCAGAGCGCCGGCACTGCGTCGCCGGGCGTGAGCTGGAACTCGGTGACGGTCGAGGTGGACCCGCTACCCGGCGCGCGACGGCTGCCGAGGACGAGGAGGTTTTGATGCCCGGGATGTTCGACTACACCTTGCCGACCGGCGAGACGATGAGCGCGCCGAGCGGCCTGTTCACGGAGCAGGAGATCGCGGAGATGCAGGCGCGCAACGCGGCTACCCCGCTGGGACCTCCCCCGCCCCCGGCTCCCCCTCCTCCCGCTACCCGTCCCGCGATCCCGCCCTGGCTCGGCGCCATGGGAGCGCCCCCGCCCGCGTCCGGAATGATGGGCCAGCCCCGTCCGGTGCCACCTCCGCCGGCCATCCCCCAGGTCCCGGTTGCCACCCCTCCCCCGGCTCCCGCTGCCCCGACGCGCCCCGACGCTGGCCCCGCACAGGTCCCTGGCCCTCCGCCACCGGCCCCCCGTCGCGGCGGCATGGGTGGCACCCCCTCCGCCCCCGGTGGCCCCCCTGGCTGGCTCACCAGCGAGATGCGGAGCCGCGGGGAGTACGAGACGCCGGAGCGGCCACTGTCGCCACTCGAGCAGTCCAGGGCGGACCAGGAGCGGGGCTTCGATGAGCAGATGCGGTCCGTGGGCGACGTCGCGCGCGGGCGAGCGGAAGCGGCCCAACTCGAGGCCCAGGCGCTTGAGCAGCAGAACGAGATGAGGCGCGCCCAGGTCCAGGCTGCCCAGGCTCAGAAGCAGGAGATCGAGACGCGGACCGACCAGCTCTACCAGCGCGCCCAGGACGAGGTGCGGGCCGCGGGGAACCTCGAGGTGGACGTGGACCGGTACTGGAGCCAGCGGGGGAACTTCGCCCGTGCCATGGGGGCGATCGGAATCGCTCTCGGGGAGCAGGCCCGGATCTGGGGCGCCCCCTCGAACGCCGCGAAAGAGATGATCGACGACGCGATTGAGAGAGACATCGCGGAGCAGCAGATGGCCATCGAGCAGGCCCAGTGGAAGGCGAGCGCCGCGGACAACGCGCTGGCCCGCTACGCCGAAACCTACGGGTCGGTTCCCGCTGCTCGTGAAGCGGTCAAGGCCGCGATGTACTCCCAGGCCGAGGGGGAGTACCGGAGCGCTCTCCTGGCTCGGGGAGTGGCTGAGGAGCAGGTGATGGCGGACGCCACGGTCCGCGACCTAAGCGGCAAGCGCGACGAGGCCATCGGGGCGGCCCGGGAGCAGATGCTTCTGGCGCAGCAGATGGCGGCTCAGCAGGCGATGGCGGCCAGAGCAGCGGCGAGGGATAAGAAGCCCGATCTGGGGACCGTCATCAACTATGGCGGCGAGGTGCGCGGAGTTGTGAAGAACGCGGCCAGCGCCAAGCCCATCCAGGACAAGCTGAACGCTGCCCAGACGCTCCAGCAGCACCTGACCAAGCTCGAGGAACTCAGCGGGCAGTGGCGAGTGCGAGGCCTCAACCCGCAGACGCGCGCCGAGTTCGATGCCGCCGCTCAGGACGCCGGCACTGCCTACAAGGAGATGCGGCAGCTGGGCGCCATGGATCAGGGCACCCAGGAGCTGCTCAAGAGAATCATCCCGAACGTGAACGACTTTGACTGGAACAACCAGGCCCGGATCAAGGCGCTACGTGAGGCGATCAACCGGGACGTTGAGGTGACGCTGCAGAACAGCGTGGTGAACGAGGACACCGGGCGCGGGATTCTGCAGCCGGAGCCTACCGTGGCAGGAGCGGAGCCGGTGAAGTGAGCGACGTCGAATTCGTCCCGCTCGACGCTGAGGAGCTGTCTCCCCGCCCCGCCGCGGAAGAGCAGAAGCTCACCATGCGGGACCCGTCGGGGGCCGTGTACCGCGTCCCCCTGTCGAGCGTGGACGACGCCGAGAGCAAGGGCTGGTCCTACGCCGATGCGGGAGCGGTCCAGCAGGCGCGCACGGGCGAGGCCGTCGCCGCCGACCCCATCATGCAATTGGGCGCGTTCGCGACCGGGGCCCTCGAGGGTGTCAGCGCTGGAGCCTCCTCCCCGCTCATCGCCGGGGCCGTGAGCCTCACCCCGGGCGTCACCTGGGACGAGGCACGGGCCGGAGTCCAGGGACTCAAGAGGGACGCCCCCCTGGCCGCAGGTGCCGGGCAGGTCGCAGGCGCCTTGGGTGGGGCCTACCTGACCGGGGGCGCGAGCCTGGCCGCAGAGGGGTCCCTGGCGGCGCGCATGGGCGGCGGGTTGGCCGCTCGAGCCGCGGCAGGGGCAGCCGTCGGTGCCGGCGAGGGAGCGCTCCAGGGGGGCCTGTACGGCCTCTCCCAGACCCTCCTCGACGATGGCGAACTGACCGCGGAACGGCTGGTGGCCGCGGCCGGGCGCGGGGCTCTGTTCGGGGCCAGCGTCGGTGGCCTGGCGGGCGGGGTGCTGCCGGTCGCCGGCTCGCTCACGGGCAAGGCTGCTCGGGCCGTCGTCGGGGGCAAGAAGGTCGGGGAGGCGGCCACGGAGCTCTCCCGGTGGGGGACGATCCAGGCCATGGGCGCCCGCGTCACGGACTGGAAGCGGCTTGGGGCGAGGGCTGAGTCCGTCGCCGATCGGGTGAGGAACTACACCTTCAAGGACGGCCCGCGGAAGGGGCAGCAGCTACTCAACGCGACGGCCCGCACCGAGGACCTGGTGGAGCCCCTCGAGGCGGCCGTGGCGGAGAGCTCGGCCCGGCTCGGGGCGCTCAAGACCAAGGTGGACGAGGCATCGCGGACGACGCCCGAGCTGGCCCCGAACGCGCTGCAGATCCGGGAGCGCATCGAGTCCGAGGTCCTGGCCCCGCTACGCAAGTCGATGGTGGACTCTGACCACCGAGCCGCCGCGTCGGTGGAGCGCGAACTGTCCCGGTTCGATGAGCGGATCACGGACGCGGCCCAACCCCCGCTCACCTGGTCCGAGGTGGACGAGGTGCGAAACGCGCTCTACCAGGTCACCCACAAGAAGCCGCCGGGGGGAGGGATCGCCACTGTCCCCGAGGCTGCGCAGGAGCTAGACGACGTCCAGCGCATCCTGTCCGACGAGGTCAAGAAGGCGGGCGAGAAGACCCTGCTGGCGGTCGGCGACGCGGAGGGGGCGGCGTCGTTCCGCGAGGGGTACCGCGAGCTGTCCGAGCTGCTCACCGCGCGCGACTTGGTGACAAAGAACACCGCGCACGAGAAGGCCATGATGCCGTTCGGGCTGACCAGCACCATCACGGGAGCGGCGGGGCTTGGCTCCGGCATCGGGGCCATGATGAGCGGCAACATCGGCGGGGCCCTGTTCGGTCCTGCGGCGGCCATCGCGCACAAGGTGGTCCGCGACCGTGGCTCGTCCACTCTCGCCGTGATGGCCCGCGCCATCGAGCAGCAGGGGACCAGGCTCGACAAGGCGGTCGGGGCACTGGCCAGGGTCAAATCCGTTCCCCGCACCGCTGCCCGCGCGGCCGTGGCACAGTCCACCAAGGAGCGCGAGGACACGTTCCGGGAGCGGTTCAAGGAGGCGCAGCAGGCACGGCTCGCCGGACCCCGCGGCAAGGTCGAGCGCGCGAGCCGTCTCGCGGAGCCGCTGGTGGACGAGTACCCGCGGTTGGCCTCCCAGGTCGCAGCCAAGGCAGCGGCCAACATGGATCTGGCGCTGGCCCGCCTCCCAAGTGGCGTCACGGGTCGCGGACTGCAGCAGCACCTCGAGGAACCGATCGTCCCCGCCGCGGACCAGATCCGATTCCTGGACTACACCGCGGGACTCGAGGACCCGGTGGGGGTGATCGAGGACGTCGCTTCCGGCGCGGTGAACATCGACGCGATCGACGCCGTCAAGGAAGCCTATCCCCGGATCTGGGAGGCTACTCGGAAAGAACTGATGACCCGGATCGCGGACCTTGAGGAGCCCCTCGCCTACGACTCCCTGCCGGCCCTGGCACTGGCGTTTGACCTCGAGGCGGACAGTCGCAGCCACGGGGAGAGCATCGCGGCCATGCAGGCGGCCCTCGCTGCGAAGGAGAACGAGGGCGGCGAGATCGATCCTGCTGTGGCTCAGCAGGCACGGACACAAGCAGACCAACTAGGAGCACCAGCATGAGCACGAGTTACCAAGCCGCACAGGAACACCCCCCGCGTACCGGCTACACCTGGGGGCTCGCATCCACCACCACCGTCGCCGCGACCACGTTCCCCACCGCGTGGCTCGGCTCCTACGTGACCGTGATCGCGGACCGTGACAGCTACATGCTCGTAGCGTCCACGTCGTCGCTCACCGGCACCACTGGAGTCGGCACCGGGGCCGGCGTGATGCAGTTGATCCCGAGCAAGGAGCCGATGCGCTTCAGGCTCGATGGGGCCGACTCCTGGCTCTATCACTCCGCCGTCGCCACATCGATCATCCGCCTGCACCGCAGTAGCACCAAGGGGTAAGCCATGAACAATCGAGACATGTCCACCATCACCGCCACCGGAGTAATCGCCCTGTCCGTCGTCGCTGCCCTGTCCGGGTTCGGCATCGAGGTCCCGATCTGGGCCGTCTCGATCCCGCCCCTGGTCGTCGCGACCACGGTTGGGATCCTGCGCCTCGTCGTAGCCCTCAAGGGGCCCGACAACACCGGGATCGACGAGGCACTGGACCGCGCCGAAACCGCGATCGAGGACCTGGCCGATCTCGCGGCCAAGAAGGCGAGCAAGCCGTGAGCGTCAACCCCAAGACCGTGGACGCGGTCGAGAAGGTCGCCAAGGGCCTGGCAGAGGCCGGGGTGTTCGCGGCGATCTGGAAGGCGATCAAGCGGGCGATCCAGAAGCGACGGGAGCGCCGTGGCAAGCGGTGACCGTCGCGCGCGCGTCGTCGAGATCGCGACCCTGGCGATCGGTCGCGGCCCCGATGTGTGTGCGTCCGCGGCTCCCGGCTACGTCCTGGGGCGCCCCGATGGCGTGGCCTGGTGCCAGGTGTTCTGGCTCTGGTGCCTGCGAGAGGCCGGACTCACGGACCGCGTCTGGCCCTCGGGACCGGAGTGGCCCCGGGCCTGGTTGCCGAGGACGGACAACCCGCAGGCTGGGGACATGGCCTACCGAGACCAGCCGTTCCAGCACGGGGCCGTCGTCGTCTCGGTGTCCGGGGACCGCGTCCGCACCATCGACGGGAACTCCGTCGGCGGGGTGGTGGTGGCCCACGACCGCGGCCGCTCGCAGTGGGACCGGTTCTACTCGATTGCGCCGCTGCTCGATGAGCCGCCCGACACCAACCCCGTGAGCCCGACCCCGGCCGTGGTACTGCAGCGGGCGCTCAATGATGCCGGGTTCCCCTGCGGCAAGGTGGACGGCGTCATCGGGCCCAAGACCCGCGCCGCGCTCGAGGCCTGGGCGCTGCGACACCCGGAGGCGATCCTGCCATGACCCCCACCACCATCTACCAGGGCACCCGCGCACCGGTCACGATGACGCTCACCGTTCAGCAGGGCGACTCCGGGCGCGACCTGTCCACCGTCACGGCGGCATCGTTCTCGATTCGGTGCCTCGCGGACCGCTCCACCACGACCTGGACCGCCGCGCTCGGGACGCAGTCCGCGACGACCCTGGTGCTCACCCACACCTTCGACGCCGCGGGGGCCGAGACGACCACCCGCGGCGACTACCGCATGATCGCACGGCTCACCGTCACCGGTGGGCAGTGGCAGACACCCCCTGTCCCATTCACCATCCAAGAGGCGCCATGAGCAAGACCAACGTTTTCGAGAACGACATCCTAAAGTTCACGTTCAACACCACCGCGCTGGCCGACGTGGGGACGACGCTGTACGTGGGCCTGCACACGGCCGAGCTTCCCGAGACGGCCACGACCCAGGTGGAGAGCGAGGCCAGCTATACCGGGTACGCTCGGATCGCGGCCCGGCGCGACAATACAGACTTCTGGACGGTGACCGGGAACAGCGTCAGTCCCGCGGCTGCGATCTCGTTCGGCCAGAACACCGCCGGGGCGAACACGATCACCCACTGGAGCATCGGCAAGGCCGCGAGCGGGCACAGCGCGATCCTCTACAAGGGAACCGTCACCCCGAACATCACCTGCGTCGTCGGCGTGACCCCGCGGCTCGCCAGCACCAGCACCATCACTGAGGACTGACCGCCGCTGCTGCCCAGCGGTGAGCCATGGCTTCAACCCGGTTCCAGTCTGCGGTCCGTTCCGGCCCTGCTGGGATTGGTGCGTCCGCGTCCACCGGGTTCACGATCTGCGGGTGGGTCAACATCACCGATTGCGACTGGGCTCCGCTCTTCTCACTCCTCACGACCGGAGATAGTGGACCATCCCTCCTCTGCTTCAACGAGGGGTGGTTCTACATGGAGGAGGCCGACGCCGGGTATACGGACCTCACCGGCTGGGTATTCGTCGTCGTCACGATCACCGGCGACACGGCGACGATCCGAATCTCCACCGATGGCGAGACTCTCACCAGCGGCGCGGACACCCACCCGATGGACTCCGGGTGGGCAATCGACCACGTGCGGTTCGGCGGCGACGGAGAGAGTTACGTTCTCGATGGGCAGTATCACCACTGGCGAGTTTTTGCCTCCACGCTGAACGACACGGCGATCCTCGCCGAGCTCACCAGCACGGACCCGGCCGGCTCACCGTGGGCGGCGTGGGAACTCGAGGACGCCAGCCTACAGGACGCGACCGCGAATGACCGCGACCTGACGGGCAGCGGTGGCACGCTCTCGGCGGGCGCGACGTCGGCTCCGGTGGTGTCGGGCGGCACCACGGTTGACGGCGTCGGGGCAGCGGCGGGAGCAGCCACCGTGGCCGGGGTCGGCGCCTCCACCGGGACCGGCACCGCGTCCGCTGCTGGCGCCGCATCCGTCTCTGGAATCGGAGCAGCTACCGCGACGGGTACCGGAGCGGCGGCGGGGACTGGCGCCGTCGATGGCATCGGAGCCGCGGATGCGACTGGGGTCGGTGCGGCAGCGGGGTCCAGCGCGGTAGAGGGCATCGGGTCCGCGGACATCGTCGCGACCGGAGTGGGAGCGTCCGACGGGTCCAGCGCCTGCTCGGGCGTGGGGGCGGCGTCGGCGAGCGGGGTGGCCACCTCGGCTGGCACGGCTACCTGCTCCGGTATCGGTGCCTCCACTGCTGACGCCGTCGGTGCCTCCGCTGGGTCGAGCGCGGTCGCCGGTGTGGGGGCGTCCACGGCGGACGCGGTCGGGTCTGCTGCCGGTTCCTCGACGTGCACCGGGATCGGCAACGCGCCAGTCTCGGCAGTCACGTACCTGGGCTCGGCGGGTCTGAACGACGACTCGCAGTCCGGCACCAAGGAGCTCCCGTACTACGTCCACGCGGGCAGCAATCGGAAGCTGCTGATCGGGTTCGCGGGCGACTACACCACCAGCTCGCCGGTGACGGGAGTCACCTACGCGACGACGGCCGTGGGGTCGCTGCTGCGGCGGCTCGAGTTCGACGCCACCGCGCACAAGACGGCCTACCTCTGGTACGTGGACGACGCGGACCTCCCCGCCAGCGCCGGGACGCACATGGTCACGGTATCGCTTGCCGGCACCGTGTCGCCCATGCAGATGTACGCCGCGGAGTACTCCGGGGCCAAGCAGGGTGCGGCGACGAACGTAGTCACGGCGGTTTCGGCGTCGGACGTCGAGAACAGCCTCTCGATCACCACCCACGCCGCGAACTCGCTCGTATTCTCGATCGTCGGTAGCGGGTACATCGGCACCGATGTGCTGGCTCCCACCTCGGGGCAGACAGAGCTGCAGGAATATGCGGGGTTCGGTTCTGGAGGCGGGGAGGTGGCGTCCGCGATCGGCCACGAGGAGATCGCAGAGGCAGGGGCGGAAACGTCCGCCTGGGAGGCGGATAGCGCGACCACGATGGGCCAGATCGCGGTCGAGCTCGAGCCGGCTTCCACGGTCACCTACGCGGACGGGGTCGGGGAGTCGGCAGGGGGCTCGACGTGCACCGGGGCCGGGGCCTCGACCGCCACCGGTACCGGGGCCATCGCCGGCACCTCCACCTGTGAGGGGGCCGGGGACTACACCCTGGAGACGGACAGCGGCGTGGGGGAGGCGTCCGGGTCCAGCACCGTCGTCGGGGTCGGGGCCGCGACTGCCACCGGCACGGGTACGGCTGCAGGGGCGGCATCCGTGGCTGGCATCGGTGCCGCCATCGCCTGCGGGGTGGGGACGGCGGCGGGGTCGAGCACCTGCACCGGGGTGGGCGACTACGTGATCATCCACTCGGCGGCTGATCTGGTCGTCACGCTCGAGCCGTGGCCCAGCCTCGTCGTCACCCTGGACTCCTACCCGTCCCTGACCGTCACGCTGGACGCTTCTCCCTCCCTGCTGGTGAGCCTATGACTGACACCGATCCTCGCCCCGCTACCTCGCCCGAGCACGACCGCCCCGAACCCAGCGCCGCGCAGCAGCTCGACCGAATCGAGGCGGTGTACGCACTCGCGGCACGTATTCTGGCGCGGCTCGACGCCATCGACGCCACGCTGGGGCGCCTCGTCGCCGACGGCGAGCTGGCCCGCCATGAGAGCCGGCGCCACGGGTCCGACCTCGCCGAGCTCCGGCGCCACCTCCCCTGCCTGGGAGGCGGCAACGGGGCCGTCCCGTCCGGCTGCCCCGAGGCCGCGGAGTAGGCCATGCCCCCCGTCGCCCCCGCCACCGAGTCCGAGGCGCTCTGGCAGCTCTGCCGCCGGCTCGAAGGCCACGTCCGTGGGCTCGAGGAGCGGCTGGACCGCATCGAGGACCGGGACGAGCTCGGGCCGCTCAGGGAGCAGCTCCGCGACTTGGCGCGGGAGGTGGCAGCGCTGGGGGATGACCTGCGGGACCTGCTTGCGACGGACCGGGCGTCGGCCATCGAGGTCCTCGCCCGCCGCCCCCGGACGCCCGCCCCGCCCCGTCCGGTGACCTCCCTGGGCCCGCCGCAGGCCGTCCGCGCCCACCTCCGGGCCTGGGTCGGGTGGGCCATGGTGGCGCTGGCGGGGGCCACGGCCACGGCGCTGACCGCGGCTTTCCTTGCGCTGGCGAGGGGGTGCGGGTAGGGTGACGATGTGACCGACCGCGGCCCCTACACACCAGCCCCGTCCTACCGCTGGATCCCCAAGCTACCGGGACCGGCTCCCGAACCCAGGGAACGGCACCGCGTCATGGTGATCCGGCGCGCCGGCCCCGTAGTGGAGCGTGGCCCGGCGTCCGCGTACACCCTCACCGGCAACGGGTTCACGTCGGGCGGGCTCCGGAGCGCGCGGTGACGAAAGAGCTACGCGAGCGGGAGCAGTTCCGCCGCGAGCTACTGCGCCTGGCGACCGAGGCCGCGCGCCGGGTGGAGGCAGTGCCAGCACGCCATCGCTGGACGCCGTGGCCGGCCGGTGGCTATGCCTGGTCGCCACCGGTTGACCGGGCTAGGGGGTGCGGGTAGGCCGTCAAGTACCCAACCCGCCGGCATCGCGACGCTTTTCTGGGCGCCTGCAAGTACCCGTCAAGTGGCCCCGTCGGCTCGCGCCGGCGGGGCTGTCCTTTGTCAGGAGATCGGGTCGAAGTTTCCGGCCGGGCACCAACTGCGTTCCCCGGTGATCTTGACGCGGCCGCGGTTCCGGCCCTCTCCCACCTCCACGATCGTGCACTCCCCCTCGGCGCCGTGGACGTTGCAGCGGACGCGCTGTCCAGCGACAAGAGCAGGTCGGCGGCGGGGCTCCGGGGACTCCACCCGAGGCGGGGGCGCGGGGGGCTCTGGGATCTTCTCCGGCCCCATGGCGGCGATCTGCTCGGCCAGGGCTCGCGCCTCGTCGTGCTGCCCCTCGTCGGCCGTGATGAGTACGTCTATGCCGCGGAGTCGGAGGCCGAACGCCCGGGACCCATTCTGGCGGATCATGTAGGCGGAAACGCGGTCAGTCATCGTCTTCTCCTCGCAGCCCGACCCCGCGATGGGCCGGGCGATTGGCGTCTTCAGCGGATGCCCGTCGGCGTCCGGTCCTGGTGCTCCTCGTCGCGCTTCTCCCAGGCCAGGTACTCCGGGTCGGTATAGTCGATGGCGGCGGCGGCCGCGTCACCAGCAGCGCGATCGGCCGCCGGCTCGTCCAGGTGCACGCGCCACGTCCCGGCGGCGTTCTCGCCCCAGTATTCGCGCGTGCCGTTGTTGCCGTCGGCATAGTCGTCGCACCCCAGGCGGAGGGCCTCGTCGAGATCGTAGGTGTAGTCGGCGTGGACGATCTCGGTGTGCGACTGGCTGCGGGCGATGAGAGCGGCGGCGGTCTGGGTCATGATGCTGGGTCCTCCTACGCCCCAAGCCCCGGCCGGTTTGATCCAGTGCGGGGCGGGGGGCCCCTCGCGTTGCGTCGGGGCTCGGTAGGTTGTCTCGGGTGTCGAGGTGGACGGCTCCCGGGGGCTTAGCCGGGGAATCCCGGGTCTAGCTTGCCGGGGCGGGGGGTTAGCCCGCGCGCCGCATGGTGATCCTCCTGGGGACGGTGCCGAACTCGGCGCCCGCCATACCTTGGGGCGCCGCGCTTACGCCCCGAAAGCCCCGGCCCTTTCGGGTGCGGGGCGGGACGGGGCGGGGGGAGGGACGCGGGGGGCGGGGGAGGAGCGGGGATCGTGGGGGCGTTCAACGCGTCACCCACGCTCGGCAACGGGCCAGCATTGCGTCCCTTCACCATACCCCTGGGCGCGGGATGTCGAGGCATGATCCATCGGCGCATAGGATCCGCAGGGTGTCCGATCCGATCCCCTGGCAGATGATCCAGAATCGGCTGAACCGATTGGCGGCGCGCGCGACGGCCGACGCCGGCCACCCTGCGGCGCGGGCGGCCTCGATTGCCTCCACCTTGCGCGCGTGCGCCGATATTCCGGTGGTCCCGACGTGGATCGACTTTAGGTTCAGATCGCGCATGGTTACACCCCGAAAGCCCCGGCCCCTGGGGAGGGGTGCGGGGCGGGAGGGGCGTGGGAAGGTCAGTCGGCCATCGCTGCCGCCGCGTCGATCACCCGGTAGCATTCGGACAGAGCGTCCTGGTCGCCGCCGAGGGCACGGTCGCAGATGACGACCTGCTCGGAGTCGCCAGCGGTGGCGGCCTCGGTGCGCAGGTCGCGGATGGCGTCGAGGCCGAGGTCGGCGTCTGACAGGTCGCGGGAGGTGGGCTCGGTGTTCGTCGTCGTCATGAGAGGAGTATGCGTCCGGACGTCGCCGGACGCAAGGGAGAATCGACCTACCCCTGACGATTTCTCTGAACCCGCGTCTTTTCCGCTGCGGCCGCCTGGCCTAGTACGTACCGGGCCCAGTCCGAGAGCTGGCGCCCCCGGTCGGCGGTGGCCGCAGACTCCCACGCCTCGCGCTCCTCGGGAGAGCATCGGATCTCGAGCCGCTCGGTGCGCCCTGCCAGGATCGGTCGTCGTGCCATGGGGGGATTATGCGTCCGGTTGCTGTCGGACGCAAGGGCGGGCGCTCAGCAGGCGCAGGGCGGGCGTCACGGAGGGGTCAGCGGCCATCGCCCTCCGGGGTAGCACGGGGCGTGCCGTCGTCTCACCCACGGCGCACCTCCCTCACCAGCCGCCGCGCGCAATCGCTGAGCGCCCCCTCGTGCACCGTCTCCCTCGTGCCGCAGTCGGCGAGCACGACCGCGCGCCAGGTGCGGCTCGCCCAGTGGCGCAGGCACCACCCGAGACGGCGTCTCCCACCGGTCAGCTCCCAGCGCCTGAGCTCGCGGCCAGTCGGACGCCACCCGACCCACCGCAGCCCGCTCGGCGCCCCGGCGGGGTCCTCGTCCGGGCGGTCGCGGTGGAGGGCTGTGGCGCGGGTCACCATCGGAGCCTCCCTCCCCAGAATAGCCAGACGCCGCTCCGGCCACCTCCGTGCTCGTAGCGCCACCCGTCGGCGATGGGGTCGCGCCTCTCACCGGGCGGCAGCGTCCAGGCCAGGGCTCGGATAGCGGACGACGGCCATCCGTGCGCCCGGAGCTGTGCTCTCCAGCGGGGATGGAGGACGGTCTTGCGGTCGCGGCTCACTGCATCCTCCGCAGCTCGCCCAGGTCCCGGATGACGATCCACTCGTGCAGCGTCCTCGCCCTGTCCCTCCCGCCGCTCTCCCGCTCGTCAGCGACCTGTCGCGCGACGTCGGCCAGGTCGTAGTCCCCGCGGGCACGGAGATGGCGTTCCAGGGCGCGGTGGCCAGTGGTGAGGGCGGGGTCGAGGTGGGTCACTGATTCGGCTCCCATCGCGAGCAGCAGTCGTGCGCCATCGTCGTGCACCCTCGTTTGGAGCAGCGCCCATCCGACGGGTACGCGCGCGCGTCCTCGACGTACCGGTGGCACCCGTCGCACCGCCGCCGGCTGATCGCGAGGAGCTCGCGGACGCGGGGGTGGCACAGGTCGCCGATCACCCGCTGCGTGCCCTGCTCCGGGTGGGCGCAGTGGCCGTAGCGGTCCACGGTCGTGCTGCCCCACGATGGGCAGGAGCGCTGGCACCGTGGCTCGCCGGAGGACTCGTCGGGGGCGATGGGGAGGCTACTCACTGTACTTCACCAGTTCCTCTCTCAGCGCCGCAATCTCGTCCACGGCCCTGAGCAAGGCACGGTCACGGAGCCACTCGGTCCACGCTGCCCGCCGCTCCCTGTCGGTGGCGGTGCTGAATCCGGGTGGGACGTCCTTTCCTGGAGCCATCACCAACGTGGAGTGATAGAATAGCTCGGCCAGAATCTCGAATTGCTCGTTGGTCATTCCTCCACCTCCAGTCCCAGCGCCGCCGCGAGGGCGGGGTAGTCGGGGGCCCGCGCATTTCTCCGTTCGCGGCCATCGTCCCAGGTGGTGGCGAACAGCTCGCCCCAATCGGTAACGCGCAGGCTGCGGCACGAGTCGGCCCGCAGCCACCCGTCCACAGCCCTCCTCGACGCCAGCTCGCGACGGAGGGCGGCCAGTTCCTCGGCCTGCTCGAGGAGCCGGTCCAGCGCGCGAGAGTGCTCGGTGTAGAGATTGCCGGACTCCCGCTGCCCCGCCTCGAACGCCTCGCGGAGGGCGGCGGCGATGGCGTCCGCGAGGTATGTGCTGCCCATCCTATCCTCGCCGATCAGGTACGCGACGGGGTTCGGGTTGGCCTCGCTGTAGTAATCGGTGGCCACGATCCCCACCGCCGCCACGTCTGCCCAGTCGATTCGGTCGTCAGCCATCACCCCTCCCATCCCAGCGCCCGGGCGGCGGAGGCGTAGGTGTCGAATTCCCAGGTGGGCCAGATGCCGGCTCGCGACACCCAGACGATCCTGCCACTGGCCCGCTCCTCGAACCCGAACGAGAACGACTGCCGCGGCGACTCGAACGTCATCCACTCCAGCGCCCGCAGCTCGAGGCGGGCGGCGTCTCGCTCGGCGGTGAGGCGGGATTCTGCCTCGCGGAGCTGCGACACGGCGTCCGAGAGCCCGTCGATCGCGTCGTCCCCGCCGGGGCTGCTCGCCAGTCGGTAGCGGTAGCTGTCGCGCTCGGCCTCGATCCGTCCCGACTTCGCCGCGAGCCAGGCGAGGCTGCTACGTGTTACATCCCTCTCCTCCCGCAGCCGCTTGCACGCGGCACGGGCGCCGTCCCTGACCCTGGCAGCGCAGGCGTCGATCTCGTCCAGTGAGTGCCCCGCCTCCGCCAGCGCAGCGGACCACGTCACGGCGACGTCTTCCGCCACGGAATCGCCCGTGACTGCGACATACTGTCCGCGCTCCGGGTCGAATCGCCGCGCCCGGTGCGGCCACGGATTGCTCACGGCTCACCCCTCCTAGCCAGCCGCTCCGCCGTCTCGCGGCCGCAGTCAGCCAGCTCATCGTGCAGTGTCTCGAGCGCGTCCCACAGCCCGGGGCATTCCTCGGCCATGCTCTCGCGGTCGGGCTCCATTTCGGCGAGGCGCTCGTAGAGCCATTCCTCGGCGAGTAGGCACATCGCCGCCGACAGCCGCGTCACAGCAGCCCCCGCTTGGCGAGCAGGGCGGCGAGGTTGCGAGCGCGGGCCTCGACCTTCATGGCCACCCCATCGCCATGCTGGTACACGGCGACGAAGGGACGTCGGTAGCTCAGCCTCATGCCGTCGCTTTCCACGATCTCGTCCCCCTCCCACCGGCTCCCCTCCGCCAGCGGGTACTCCCTCGGCTCCCGCTGCGCCGCGGAAGTCTCGGCGGCGATGAGGCGGGAACGGAGGGAGTCCCGCTCGGCGACCACGCGGCGGGCGGCAACGGCGACGTCCTCGAATCCAAGTGCCCCGAGCTCCCGGCGAGTGTCGGGAAGCATCCCGGCGCGCAGGTGGTTGCTCCGATCCCGCTCCTTCCGTGCCTCGTCCAGGTCCAGCAGCGCCTTCCGATGGGCGACGGCCAGGTCGCTGTGCGCGGCCGCCTTCTGGTCGGCTCGCTCGCGCTGGGTGGCGCACTCCCGCTCCGCCTTCTCGGCGCGGGCGGTGGCAGTCGCCGCCGTGGCGAGAGCAGCCCCGCAACGCAGTCGCGCATCGTCCCGCTCCCGCTCCGTAACCTCGATCTTGAACCTCAGCCCGTGGCGTTCCAGCCCGGCGTCGGCGAGGGACCGCTCCGCCTTCTCGAGCTGCTCCTGTAGGTGCCGGTGCACGATCGAGTCACCGTGAAACGCAGCCAGAACCTCCGCCCGCTCCCCCTCCCCCATCGCGGCCAGCGCGGCGACGAGGTCGGATGGGGTGGCGTCGCGCCAGCTGTGGCCCATGCGCTCGCCGTCTTCCCAGATCGGGTAGCGCACATCGAGCCGCAGCGTATCCCCTGGCACCGTCACGGTCTTTGCTGGGGTCGTCCACTCAATCGGTTTCGTCATCGCGTCTTCCTCCTGTCGATCACGGGCACATCTGCCACCGTCTTAAACTCCCATCGCTCTCGAATCATCGCGGCCTCGGCCTCCTCGCGCGACACGTAGCACTGGTCATCAGAAGCTTTGGACCATGTGCCCGGGCCCCAATACGCTCTCAGTTCGGCTCGTGTCAGTTGGCGCGCCCAGTCCACTACGAGCGGGACGCACCCGTCCTCGGCGTCAATCAGCACCGAGTACCGCGACCGGCGCTCGATGCGGGGGATGGGGGGTCTGTTGGCCATGGTGTCCTTTCTCTGAGCCCCGCCCCCGGGAGTCGAACCCGGCCCGCGCGGGGTGAAGCGTTGCGGGGTCCGTCGGGTGGTTGTTGATTCAGATGTGACAATCCACCGCCACCAGCACATCGCCCGACGGCGTGGCACGCAGCCAATCCAGGTACCCCGTATCGTGCGCAAGCGCGGCATCAGGCGTCTCGGACGAGACTCCCCACCACCCCATCTCACCGGGCGCGTGCCACCCCGCGGAGTCTAGCGTGGCGTAGGGGGTAGAGGGGCAGAAGGACGGCAGGAACCGCTCCGCCTCTTCCTTCGTGATGTTCGAGATCACGTCGTGCCAGTCGCGCCGCCCGTCGTCCACGTTGTGGACCCCGTCTCCCCACCGATGCGCCCGATCCTCCTCGCCCGGTTCTGGCGGGCCACGGCGAACGATGACGAGTCCGAGGTGGAGTGCCTTGTGGCGTGGCCCGTCGAACGGATCCTGGCGGACGGTCGGGTCCTCCCGGTACGCCTCGAACGCGACCCACCATGCTTCAAACTTCTCGCGCGCCTCTTTCGCCATGGCGTCGGTGTCGATCTCGCCGATACGGCACACGTCGCCGCGTCCAGGCTCGGGCTTGTTGTCGAACGAGCCGGGCTTCCCGACCGTGGCCGTGTTGGGATCCACGAGGGGGAAGAAGCCGGACCACCGCCCGCCGATCAGGTACCAGTCCCACCGCTTGTTCGGGTTCTCCCAGTAGCCGCGGCGCCCCGTTTTCTTGTCGGGTTCGCAGTCGCGGTCCTCGACGAACTCCAGGAATTCCGCCGGGCAATCGCCCATGTTGTTCTCCTGATACGGGGCCAGCATCTTGGCCAGTGCGTCCTCGACGCCGAGTTCCGCGACCAGTTCCTCGGGCACGCGGACAACTACGGTGAAGTGTGACATTCTCGTTCTCCTCTCTCTCAGGTAGTTCGCAGCGCCCGGCCCGCTGGGATGTGCCAGGCCGGGCGCTGGCGAGTTTCAGTCGTCGTCCTCGCCGGGTTGACGGGTGGCGGTGGGGGACGAGTCCAGCGCGGCGTCGAGGACCTCGCCGTCGTCGGTCACGTCGTCCGGCGCGATGCCGGCCCCGAGCAGGGCGTGGGCCGTCTCTTCCGGCAGCTCGCGGATCACGCTGGTGCCGCGCTCCGTGGCGACCTCGATCGCTTCCGCGCGCGCCATCTCGGCCGAGCGAGGGGCCCACTTGAACAGCTCGCGCACGGCGGTCTTCTGGGCCATCGAAACGAAGTCCGTGTCCCACGGAGTCTTGGCGCCGAACCCGGACGCCCCCCGCGCGCGCCGCCGGTCGATCTGCGCCCGGCTCATGACCACGAACACCGGGTCCGAGCCCGCGTCCTTGAGCCTGGCGATGGCGTAGGCGTGCGTCAGGTTCTTCGAGTCAGCGTCACGATCCGGGTCGGAGCTGGGAACGTGTACGAGCTTCGGGGTCAACCCCTGCTCGTACTCGAACCGGTCGCCCTTGTAGACCGGGAAGGCCTGGATGCTGGCCACCATCCCGGACCGCCGGGCAAGCGACATCATCCCGAAGTAGCCCACGATCAGCGTGCACTCCTTCGTGCCGTGGTTCGTGCGCGGGATCAGGTACGCCTCCCCCAGCGGGGTGTTGCACTCAAGCCCGAGCGCCGAGCAGGCCATCACGCAGGCCGCGAAGGACTGCGGGGTGCACTTGTCGAGGTCCTTCACCGTGCGCAGCGCCGTCAGGGCCAGCCGCGCCATGCGGTCGGCGGTCAGGTGCTTCGGGAGGGCGCGCTCCATTTCGGGCTGAAGCTGGCGCAGTAGCCGCACCAAGCCCTCCTCTTTCTCCGGCGCCGCTCGCCGCACAATCTGCCCACTCTTCTCCGTCTGTAGTGCCATCACTTCTCTCCCTTCGGTTCTTTGATCTTGAACTGCGGCTTCTCGATCGCCGGTTGCATGAACGCCTTTCGGCGGTAGGTCCCCCACTCGAACACCCACCCATCGTAGGTGTGGCCCGCCTTCGCTGGACCGAGCAGTTGGGCGATTCGGTTCGCCGCCGCCTCGGTCCGTTGCTTGGCTGCCTTGGCCGCGGCGTCCGCCTTGGCTTGCGCCTCCTTCGCGTCGAGCCACTCTTCCACCAACGGGTCGGCGTCGA